CAGACGTACCACCTAACAAATCAGCGGCGCTAATAGTACCTTTACCTTTACCTTTACCTTTACCTTTACCTTTACCTTTTCCCATCTTTATCCTTCCTCTTTCAAGTAGTCTAGCAAACGCTGTTGTGCGTCTACTTTACCCATCAACGTGTCGTACACACGCCCGTCGATAGAATCCTCTGTCATAATCATGTGAATCTGCACGGCCTCTTTCTGACCGCTACGCGCCAACCTCTTGTTCGACTGTTGCCATGCCTCGGACGACCACGGCAAGGATAACCAAACAGCAATATGCCCCCCGGCCTGTAAGTTGAGTCCGTGTCCGATAGAGTCCGGGTGCGCGGCAAGAATAGGAAGCTCGCCCTTGTTCCAACGTTCAACAAACCCGCGCTCTTTGACGGTGTGAACGTTAGCACCGAACCGTTTCTTCAACTCTTCAAGCTCGGCTTGGAACCTATAGAAGACCAACACCGGCGCGCCCTGGCTCTCTTCAATGATTTCTTCCAACACATCCAACTTGAGCTTGTGCAGAACGTCGTACCCACGTTCACCCTTACCCCCCGGCGAGCCGCTATCAACACCTTCAACAGCGTCGTGGTACAAGAAACCGGCGGTAATCTGAGATAATTTCCCTGACACTACAGCTGCGTTCTTCGCGGTAATCTCTTCGCCGCTCTCTAGCAACCGCAGAACCATTTCTTCTTTCAACGTCTTGTACTGCTTGCGTACCCGCCCCGGCAACTTCACCATCTGCGGCACGTAGGTGACCGGTGGTAGCGCAACCTTACCTTCGGTTCCCTGTACCAAAACCCGGCTAGAGATAGCATCGTAAATATCCTGCTCGGTCTTCTTACCGTTGCGAGTAGCCCACTTGGTGACAATCTTGTTCGGCAGTTGTGCCGCCGCGTAGAAGTACTTCCGCCTGTACTCACCAATCGTCTTGCCGAGCGACTCACCCCAATCAAGAAGAAACATCTGTGCCCACAAATCAATCAAACTCTTCGGTGTGGGCGTACCCGTCAAGCCCCAGACGTGCTCGGCACGTGAGACCAACGACTTAGCACCACGCCACCGGCTAGTGCGGTGGTTCTTGTACCCGGAAAGCTCGTCAATAATCACCGTTTTGAAACCGCCGGCCATAGCGCGAGCTAACAACCCGTCTTGGTTATCACGACTTACCACCACAAGGTCAGTCTTAGCCCCGGCTAGACGCTCCCTTTTCTCCCGAGTCCCCTTCACGACGGTGACGGACAGGTCAGGCCGCCACAACCCCGCCTCGGTTTCCCATACGTTCTCAGCTACGCGCTTGGGTGCTATCACCAATGCTGGCAAGTGTCGTGGTTGCAGAGCCGATAGGCAGGTAGCCGTTTTTCCTAGACCCATGTCAAGGAACAGCGCCTTACCGCCACGACCCTCACGTAAGAACTCGACGGCCTCTAGCTGATAGTCCCTCAACTTTAAGAACATATCTTCCACGTCTTACCCCTCCTCAGTCTTCCCACGTCGCATTACATCTTCTACCTTCCGTGCCCTTGACCCCCGGCCAGCACTACCTCCGCCGTTCTTCCGCGCTATCCTTTGCGCTCGCAGTTGCAAGAACCCGGCAAGCCCTGAATCGACCGTACCCGGCTCGGTGTAGCCGTCTCCTAGCCTTACATCCTTGACCTCGCCGATACCAACCTGAGGCGTGAGCATGTTGTACTTCCTTACCGGCGTACCCTCTAACTCTTTCCGCCTCTGCTTGGCACGGTAGTACTTGCGTGAGTGTGCACGCGCTCGCATTCGCCGCTGGCATTCTTTACATCCAGGGTTTTCAAGCCCTACGACAGCGCCACACTCTTCACACGGCGGCGGGCAGTAAGCGCCCTTCTTCTTCTTCTTGTTCCTGTTCGGCTCCATCTTTCTTACCTCTCTTCGTCCGTGTCCCAAGCACGTTCCTTATCGCGCTCTTCTAACCAAGCCTTGACCTCTTCGACCCCGGCAAGCACACACCCGGCATGCCCTCCACGTTCAAGTACTCGCAAGATGTATTTCTGTCGCTCCGAGACCCTCCCCCCGCGTGCACGTTTGAGTTCAACGAACCATACTGAACCCCCCGGCACGAGAACTATTCGGTCTGGTATACCGACCTCAGTCGGTGCGAGCTTCCAGGACACCCACCCTCGGGAACGGACTTGTCGAACCAGATAGGCTTCGACATCTTTCTCTAATGCGTTTTTCATATAACGAGTTTAACAAACTGTCTAACTAAAATCAAGCGCCGCCGCGCTCACTTTTACCACCAAACGACCGCAACACCCCCGGCGTGTCGCCACCAACTCTCACACCAAACACCCACGTCATACGGTATACTGTTATTGTTTCGTAACAACTACAGACGGGAGACCCCGGCATGACCGGCATTCACATATTCGACCAGGTAATCAATCACCTTATTTTCTTTTCTCAGAATGGTTATTGGTTACCGGGCTTCCCCCACTAAAACAAAAACTGTTATACTGGTAGCACCCGCCTCGTGCGGTGTCACAGTTCTCATGCAACAGGAATACCCGCACCGCCTGCATACACAGTGTGGTGCGGGGTTTCTTATAACGAAAGGAAAGCAACTAATGACCGCTCTCTCCATGCTTCTAGGACCAGTGTATTTTTACATGGACTTCTTCAACCGATTCGGATACTTCCCCGTCTAGCAGATAACTAACCAGCAACGAAAGGAACACACCATTATGTCACCCTCACATTGGGCAGTCGTGTCGCTTGCGTTCTACCATATGGCTATGAACCTCTTCACTTTCTGGCACTAAGGAAACCTAACTATGTTAGTACGCTACAGCGTTGTTCAGCTGGCAATGTACCCTCTTATGTGGGCGTTCTATAGCTTCTGGCACTAACAACCCCACAATAAAAGGAAACCCCCGGCAAGGACTCAACATCCTAGACCGGGGGTTTTCGCTAGACAAGCGACTAGCTATCCCACCAACTAACTCAAGCGCATTTATATGATACCATATACATAAGGACATAAACCTCTCATGTTTCCTGTTTGTCGGTGATTGAAGAAAATACCCCCGCACACCTTTCTCTCCTAGTGTGCGGGGGTATTTCTCTTATCCCTAATCAATCAACCTAACAGGCTTAGCAATGGCTATAAGGTGAACCTCCTCCCTGTTTGCAGTAAACCCACCACATAATGCCTTGGTTGCACCATTTCATGTGTAGCCAACCCGGTACCCACGGCTGTGCCCCGCGAGGGCATTGGCTACCGACCACGGGCGACCACGCCTGAGCAGGTGCAGCGCCTACTCCAGCTCCAACAGAGCTAAGAGCAAGACCGGCGGCAAGAGCCAGACCCACAAGTTTCTTACGAATATTTTTCACTGTTCCTCTTTCTTTTCTGCAGGCCCGGTTACCTTTTTGATAACCTCCAAAGCCCGGTTATCTTTTCCTACCCCGGCAAGCGCCCGCCATTTCTTCCAGTTAACACCGGCTCCAACGGGTCCCTCCCCTACAGGTACTATCCGCCCGCCTAACCCGCGAACAGCGTCCCCGGCACGTAGCATAGCCGCATCCCGGCGCGCTTTGTTCTTCTCGTAGGTTTCGGCGGAGGTCTTCATGTGGTGGTGGTGAGAGCACAGCGAAGTCAGGTTATCCAGCGCATCGCTGTGCCCATCAACGTGGTCTACATCGGTAGCCTTCTGCCCACACCGCTCGTTGGTGTTCCCGTCAAGGGCGGTGCACCTAAAGCCGTCTCGCTTGAGTACCGCAAGGCGAATCTGCTTCCACTTGGGCGACTGTTTATAGGTCAGCCCGCTACGCTTGCCCCACCCGGCACGCCGTTGCTTTGCCATAAGCCTACCCACCTTTCTAACCTTCCCAAGGCTTTAGCCCTAGCTCTTGGTTGATGCGCCAGTCGCTAGTACGCACGTCATTAGCGCACAAGAGATGGACAATCTCACTGTATAGCGCGCCCGCCGTCCGCATATCGTTGCTAATCACTGTAGTATTACCCTGCGCAAGCCCGGTAATCGCCGGACGGTTCGAGTCATGGGTGCGAATGGGACAAGAACCAAGTACCCCCGGCACGCCAATGTCGTACAGGAAGTTCCACACGTGGACAAGGAACACAAGCTCTAGTGCCTGGCGCACACCATACGCCGGTATACGCACCTCCAGAACTTTTTTACCTTCACGTCCGCGCCAGAGTAATACTGGCGAGAGCTTGACCTCAAACCCAGATGCCTCAGCACGACGGATAGCTTTCAGGTTCTTAGTGGACAGGTAGTCGTTCCGAGTGAAGAACTCCCACATATCCGAGAGAAGTATTACTGGCGGCTCGGATTCCAGTTGCAGAGTCTTCCAAACGTTATGCAGTTCCACCGCAACGTCAGTTCGGTATTCGTCGTTCAACATGCACACGGAACTGATGTTATCTGCCTTGCCTGTGTAGGCGGCTATGATATTAGAACCATCTTCCTGCGCCGCGAACGCGAGAACAACACCACCCCCCGGCGAGACACGACCAGCCAAGAGTGACCGCACCTCTTTGGTTAGTTTGGTGAGGTCATCGTATGTTGCCGCCTCATTCACAAGGGAATCTTTTTCGTTCATCTCAGTCACCTTTCTTTATTCCCAGTACTTAGCCGCTTTATCTACCGCTATCTCAGAGGCTTTAGCTGAAGCGTTGTCTACTAAAATACTTTCTTGGAATACGTCATCCAGTTCTACACCGCGAACGGAAAGCTCCAGAGCTACAGCCCCTAGCACATCCCGAACCGACCTTCCATCCCCGGCACGTACAACTTTCGGTAGCTTAGAAAGCCCGGTTATCTCTGGGCGGTTCACGCCTTTTGTTACCAACGGCGCCATTCCCCGGTTATCAATAACAACCTGCCTCAGGAACGCGTAGACATGTGCCAAGAATACGTTCTTTAGCACCTCACGCGGGGTATCCCCCGGCACGTTGGCGCTGGTACCAAGACCCGGCAAGCAGACCCATGACACGGGCTTGACAGTCTCGTTACGTGAAACCGCGTACTCCAGTTCTTCCCGAACCTTTTGGGAAAGGTAGTTCAGTGTCTCAAACACGTGCCACATATGCGAGAGGTTCACCGGTTCCGGTTTGGTCTCAAGGATCACCGGGTGCCCCATACCATAAGCCTTTAGTTGCGTATAGGGTTTTTTATCTATGAATGAGGGGAGGTCTTCCCATACCACATATGAACTTTTAACAGCGGTAGAGCTTGCTACCACCTTCGCGGTACCATCTTTGCATTTCTCTGCGGTAATGACGGCGACATCACTATCAGGTTCCAGGTTCTCAGCAACCCATCGGTTTACTAGCTCTGCAACCTCTTCTACTTGTTCGCAGGTTATCTTATTTCCCATGACATTATCCTTTCTTTTCAACCCCGCGCACCGGACGACCCCCGGCACGCGGCGCGTTCTCTTCTACCCATGCTGACACTGTTACTTTATCCCAGAGCAAAAGCTCTCGACCTACCCCGTCTAGCGCGGTCATCACCGGCGGCGGAAAATCACCGTTAGCCCGCCGGTAATAGATAGCCGAACGGCTATGCGGTACCGTCTCAATAACCCCGGCTAGGGTCATGAGCGGGTTATCAGCTCCAAGAGCGCGGACACTTCCGCCCTCAAGCTCAACTTCGATACGTTTCACCTAAAAGTCACCTCCCTGCACAAGTACCAGGTGGTGACCGTTGCGCATCGCATCGTCTACAGCCATTGAATGTGCCACCTCTTTCAGTTCCTCCCAGGTCTTGAACAACCCGCTACCAGGATTGACAGCCCCGATTGTGTCGGCAACGGTGTAGCTCATAGCATCCCGGCTAGTATGCCCATACGGCGCGCTCTGTTCAAACTTCACAATGCCCGCGCCCACGAAACGCCCTTCTTTAGCGTCCCGGATAAGGCACGTGAGTAACCCGAAACGATCAGCCACCGCGTAGGTTTCGTATCGCACTGAGTACCGGCTAGGGAACGGCTCATGTTCTTTAGGTGGTTGCAGTATACTTTCTAGGTTTACCATCCTGGTTACCTTTCTTCTCACCGTGCCTAGCGCGTGCCAGCCCGGTTATCTAAATTGTCTTTGCGCACCCCTGGCGCGGGTACCGGGCGACGGCGGTTTATCATCTCTTGCTGTGCCCGCCTCTGCTGTGCCAGACGGTTGTAGTAGTCTTCTTCTAGTATGGTGATGCGCTGTTGTAGTTCCAGGTACATGCGGTACAGGTCTTCGTGCCCGGTGGATGGTAACACCTCGTGGTACACATCCCCTACACGGTAGTTGCACCGCGCCCTATCCCGGCGTGCAGAGCGCTTAGCATATATTGCTATAACACCCGTCAGTATAAGCAGGCATGCCACCCCGGCTAGAAGTATCGCGTTGATAATGTGTGCGGTCATGATGCTTGCTCGCTTTCTGGAACGTTTGGAACGAAGATGTAGTATTGTTCATGTAGCGGCGGCGCATAACCTTCACGCGTGTAGACCTCTTTAGCTTCTATGTGCAGTGCTGGGTTCTTAGAAATACCCCCGGCGTGTACACCGCTTGGGTACCACTTGAAGCTAAACCACGTGTTTTGTAGTTCAGGATGTGAAAAGCTCGGGGGCATCTCGAAGAAGTCAGATCGATACACCGGGTATCGGGTACCCTTTTCGTCCAACCCGAACACTTCAAACTTTGACCGTACACCTTTCAGCGGTACCAACTCTGTGTACATCTGTAGGTACACATCCCACCCATCGGGTTTGTACTCTATCGCTCGCTCAAGTTCTGCACATACTTCTTGGTTCACCGCGTAGGGAATACGCAATGGGGTAACCTGAAGGTCTCGTATTACCTGACGGTTCTTTTCGTAGGGTGACCCGTCAAGGTTCACCGTTTTCATATGACGTTTCATTGTGTAGCTCTCCCACTAAAAGATGAATATCATGCGCTGGTCTGCCTGTAGGCGCTCGCGGTATTTCTCAAGCCGTTTCTGCTTATAAAGGTGGTGTTCCAGGTCTGCCCCTGCACCCTCAAGACGAATCATGAGGGTGCAGGGGCTTTCCACACGTCTTTATTCACTAGAGCCTCGCATGAGTTGATAAGCTGCGTACCCCCCGGCTAGGAACATCCCTAGAGTAGCCCCGTTACCAGATCCACCGGTGAGAACAACAGCTGTGCCGAAAGCCCCGGCTAGTACCAGAGCGCCAGCGGTAGTTAGTGCGCGAATTTTCTTAGACATTTCTAATTCCTTTCTATCCAGCGAACACATAAACGCCGTTGCCGTATACATCCGGGCAGAAGCGCCATTTAGCGCGTTCCAAATCTTCACGTAACTCTTTGAGGTCTTCACCTGTAAAGGCTTCAGTGTGACGGGGGTACCGTGCACGGTAGAGAGGTTCCAGGCATTGCGCTTCATTCTCAAACCATCCTTGGTATTCGTTGAATGTTATGAGCATGATACGTGTGCTGTGTACCAGACCCGTTAGGAACCCTGTACGGTCTCCATACGCGAGTAGTGCACGCGCCATAGTTTCCGGGTCATATTCAAAACCTAGAAACCCGGCTAGTAGCACCCGCTTGACGTTCGCCCTAAGGTCTTTGGGTAGCATGTCTCCGGTTACCTCTTCGTAGCCGTTTGCAAAGATGTCAAGTGCTTTCTTTATTGCAGTCATGGTTAGTTCCCTTCCATCATGTTTGTTAATTGGGTGTAAAGTTTGTCGATAGCCCCCGGCATGTCGCCATCGCAATATCCATCACGCATGTCACGTATCTGCTCATACAAGGGTTCAAGGCTTGCGCGCTCTATGTAGTCCCGATCCACCTCTTCACGAAATACCGTTAGCGCGTCTTGCGCCTCTGTGGCATCACTCCGGAAAGTTTCGGCGCGGTCTGCCTGTAGGGGTATTACTAACTGGATGGTGTCGAACAGCTTGCGAATACCGCCGTGCAATTCGTCGATGTAGTCTTGCACGACCTCGGGTATAATCTCGTAGTCTTCTTCATAGGGCACTAAGAAAGAATCCAGCTCACCTAAGATTTCGTCCACCTTAGAATCGTGTAGCGCGCTCGCATCATCCAACCACCCGGCTAGTTTGTCTGCGGTTATGTCGTCGTCTAGCAGAGTACCTTCAAAAGTCATTTAAAACGCTTCCTTTCCGTTTAGTCGTTGAAGACGTGGTACACGGTACCGTCTAGCGAAGGTGCGAAACAATATCCCCGGCATTCCAGTTCACCCTTGAACGCAACTGTATCTATGAAGGACAGGGCTTGTTTATCGTTTATATCGAAGTAATGGAAGTAAAGTTCGCGGATGTACTCATCAAGTTCCTTGTGGTCTCCATCGTAATCGAAGAGCAAACGCTCTATAATACGCCAGTCATCAAGCATGTCATTTGTTAGCCCTGTGTGTACGCCCCATGCCATAAGGGTATCCGCAGGGCATTCAAGACCGATACCCGCTTCAACGGCGTTCTGGTAGGCGTGGGTTAGATTAGCCCGTTGCGCGGGTGTTAGAGCGCCGTAACGATCCCGATACAGTACTTCAAAGCGTTCCACTTCGTTACGTATATCTTCACGGTCTTGAGCGGTCAGTTCTGGTTTGGATAGGTTTAAGGTTGCCACGGTTCTGCGCTTTCTCTCAGGTCACCGGGCATCCCGGCTAGAGGGTACCCGGTGCAATGGTGATGTGGTGGCTACGCCACGTTGAAATCGAAGATGAAATACTCGCTCATGCGGCGCGGGTTCTCAAGGAAGAACACCCGGCTATCGGCAAGGTGTACAAGGTACTGTTTCGTATCAAAGAACTGGAACACGGGGTTTGCGGGGTTCAACCCGTACCGTTCTGCCGCCATTTTCTTTACGTGCTTGTCGCGGAAAGTAACCACTTGACCGGTGAACGCCCGTGACAGACGGTGTAGCATGTCGCTTGAATTTAGTGTTATATGGGTGCAGTCGTGATGTTCAGACCACACTAGAATCGCGTCTACAAGCTCATAGTAGTCCGTACCACCCGGCAAGGCTTCCACAAACCGGCGCAAGTTATCCTTCTGTGCATCTGTTAGGCTTTCGTTGTGGTGCTCTCCCAGGAAGTTGTTTACGCTGTTGATAACATTACTTACAATGAGGTCAATTTTTGACATGGTGTTTCCTTTCTTATGCAGTGAATACGAAGAACGTAGTGCCGTCTAGTAAAGTCGCGAAGCGCCAACCCTCATATTCAAGATGCCTCTGGTATTTCTCGAAGTTGGTAAACAGAGCCGCGTATGATCCTAAGGCTTCATCTGTTATACCAATCTCTTCTAGGTACTTACCAGCTAGGTATTCGTCGAGGTCATTCACTTCACCGTCGAAATTGAGCAAAAGGGTTTTTAGTTCTTCCACGTTATCTAGCGCACTCTCCATATCTCCGGTGTAATCGCCCCATACCATAAGCGCGTCCGTAGCGAGGTCTGCATCAACCCCTAGCGAGACTTCCCCGTACTCACAGGCTTCTACGAGGTTCGCCCGCTGTTGCCCGGTCAGTTCTTCCCCGTAAAGGCTCTCAAAGCCGTCTACGGCATCCTGAATGTATTGAGGGTTTCCCATTTGTCTCGTTTCCTTTCGGTTACGCCAGTGCACGGCGGTTGATGGTGAGAATGTCAGCGGTGTCAGCATCCAAAGCCTTCACCGGATCTGCAACAGGCTTGGTAGCCCGGTTACCTTTAGGCTCTGTCGCTACCTGCATGAGGGGCAGGAACATTAGAACCCCGGCTAGACATGCCCCGATACCCCATGCCAGGGTTTCGGCTAACAACGTGTACTGATACGCGAACGCGAACCCGGTAGCGATTACAGCAGTCCAAAGCCCGGCGATAGTTGCAAGGGTTTTCAGGTGTTTCATGCCCGGTTACCTTTCTGATTTGGTTGTGTATTTTCCGTGCCCGCCAGGGGAATCGAACCCCCGGCTAGTACCATAACGGGCTACCGCATTATCGGTGAAAATGTGCGGTGATTATTTACTGAGTGAAGTACGGTTGAAGGTTAGTCCATCACAAGCCCGGCGTTTTTGAACGCTTCAATAACACGCCCATCTGCATCTCCCCCGAACAAGTCAGCGTCAAAGATGCTGTATCCGCCGCCGGTGGAGAATTTGTGAATGTCCTTCGTTTCGTCGTATCGGTACTTGCGCATGTATTCCTTGAGTTCGCCCAAGCCCAGGTCTTCGTAGACCGCGTTGAGGCGGCGGTACTGCATGTCCAAGATAGCCCAGCTACGCATGCCGCTTACCGGGTTTTCCCGCAGGAAGAACACCGCAAGGTTCTTGAGGCGGTGCTTTTCAAGAGCGCGTGTCAATTCCCCGCTTTCCAAGTGTCGGTTTAGGGCTTCTTTTAGTTCTTTGGGGTTGAGCATTTCGGTCATGTCCTTTCGTGGTTTCGTGGTTTCGGGTTATCGAATGAAGTAGATGTGAGTTCCAGCTTTTTCCATCACAGCCCGCATATCAAAAGTTCCAAACAGGTTGTGCGATATGTCCATGTCTTCACCCTTAGGCGCAAGGAACATGAAAGCCTTTTCTGTAGGTAGGTAGGAATGCCCGGTAATGAAGTTTCGGGTATCTCCAAGTCCCACCGCCTTGTATACGCGATTGAGCTTCTTCATCTCAACACCTGATATTACCCACGCGTCGTATTCCCCGGAACCAAGTTCCAGAGTCCCAGCGAGTTCCAGAGTCCCAGCGAGTTCGATTACCACTTCATCAGCGCCGTATTCTTTGACGACGCGCTCCAGTTTCCCCGATTTGTAGTTGTTCAGTAGAACTTCCAGGGCTTCCTTGTTGTTCATGTCAAAGTTCCTTTTCCGATTAGGGTTGATAAAGACACCTGATAAGAGGAGCCTTCTAATTTTGTACTTATCAGGTCTGCCACGTGTATGTATGGCAGAGTGCGTACACCGGGATTTGCACCACGGCTCGGAGACTAACTCTCTGTACGCGGCAGGTTTACATACCTGCAATTTTCATGAGTGGGTTCAGTAGGTTAGTAACCCATGCGATAGGTGATTCATGTGCGTATGTTGCCCATGAAGTCATGTACGCTACCCACGTCATTACGTAATCGTAAGTCATTGGATTCCTCTATTTGTTTGTCAATCAGCGATTTAGCATTTCTGCTTTGTTGTTATCAACTCTATCAGTAGTTGGACGCTTTGTCAAACTGCCTGTATGCCTTATCCAAGGTGCCCTTGCTTTTCGCCGCACTTATTAGGGTATTGGCTACTCTCCAACATGCCAGAATTAAATGTTTGATTCTGCATTTCGCTATTTCGTTTTGTTGATATATCTAATGTATATCAGAGTTGGACTGTTTGTCAAACTAAATAGATGTGGTGTGTAGCACATACCCTATACAGCATGGGTGTGTAGCAGGTGTGTATAGGTACGTACACGTGTGTGCGTGTGCATTACGTTAGTACGTTTGTTCTATTCATGCGTTTGTGCACGTGAGTGAATGTGTATGCATGTGCGTGAATGTGTATGCGTGATGTGTGCCACTCGTTAGTACGTGTGTACTAGGGGCAGGAGGGGACCCACCCCCGGTTTCCCTTTCCCCCTCCGCCGGGTTCTGTCGCTCGGGCTCTGAACCATTGGAAAAGTACGCACTTCGAACAAGACTTCGAACGCAGTAGCGCTCATAGATATACATAGATATACATGACGAACGTCACAGGTATGATATAGAACACATTAACCCCATCTCCGATGAAGAGGCTCAACCCCCGGTAAGCCACGCCGTCGTACCTAACCGAATACACCTACGGTATACTGGGGAATGCCAGACAACTTAAGCATCATATGGTGCTTAAGAACTTCGCACATACGTGAGAAAACCTATGCAATATAGCAAAGACTTACCTAATGGTTACCGCATGTGTTACCGCTGTCGTAAACCTGTTCGACAGTATAGCGCAAAAGGGAATGACCGCCGGTACTGCAGCCCGACATGCCGCCGCGCAACGCAGGTACGGAGGGGACATATCCGGCGCGTGCTTCGAGAATATGAAACGCTAGAAGCCCTATCGCCGATGCAGCTCATGCGGAAGAAGAATTACGAGCGTGAGCTGCGGCTATGGGACCAAGAACTAAAGGAGACAGCAGAGAATGCCCGGCAAAGGAAACAATAAATCTTCGCGTAGTCAGCGCGGCCAGTACGAAGTGGTTCAGACAACCGCACTGGAATACACGCCTGCAGAACAGCCTGAGCTACCAGACCATTTCGATTGGCATCAGCTCACCGTTGATTATTGGAACGACCTCGGCAAGCATCCGACGATGCAGAACTACACTGAGGCGCAGTGGATGCATGTTCTGGTTACCCTTGTCATGCCGTTTGACGAATTGGTGAAGAAGAAAGAATCGAACGTGTCCGTCCTGCGCGCATCTGAGGTTTTGACCTCGAACGCGAAAGAGTTCGTTATCTCGCCGAAGTCTGTTACTGCGGCTAAACTAGAGTTCCTGACTGGCGCGGAGATTCAGCAGCGCCTCGAACGACAAGGGAACAAAGCCCCGGCACGTGAGCTGAAACGTTCTAAGCGCTATGACGACCTGCAGATAGAAGAGTAAACATGTTCGATACGTTTGCGGATGCCCCGACACGTGCGGGTTTCAAGCCGCGCCGTAAAGGCGACTTCCCTACCTTGGGGTACCTAGCGCTGGACTGGATGACAACGCACCTCTCCCGCCCAACAGTGACATACCACGCGCCGTTTGAACCTACCCGAGAGCAGGCAGAGTTCCTGCTCAAGTGGTACCGGCTCGACCCCATCACAGGTGAGCGCGTCTACAGGCGCGGTGTTATCCAACGTTCAAAAGGCTGGGGGAAGAGTCCGTTCCTCGCCGCTATTGCAGCGTTTGAAGCCCTCGGTCCGTGTCGTTTCGCGGGATGGGATGCAGAAGGACAGCCTGTCGGGCAACCGTGGAACGTCGAGCGCAAGGTTGAGATTACGTTGCTGGCCGTCTCGGAAGAGCAGACCCGCAACGCTTTCGAGCCGATGAAAGAGATGATGAACGGGGACAACCTGCTTTACGCCTACCCCGGCGTGGAGGTGCTAGAGACCCGTATTCTCTTGCCGTACAACGGCTTGATTATGCCCCGCACATCCTCGGCACGCTCTCTGGAAGGTAAACCGCAGTTGTTCACCATTGCCGACCAGACAGAGACATGGGTACCTTCAAATGGCGGGGACCGGCTTGGGGCTGTAGCGAAACGTAACCTCTCGAAGGTAGACGGTACCCTTCTGGAAGCACCGAATGCCTTCGTCCCCGGCGAGGGGTCCTTCGCTGAAACGACCTGGGAAGCATGGCAGAAAGGCCGTGCAGGGGAGACGTACCGCGATAATATCCTCTATGACTCACGAGACTGGGGCGACCCCGACTTGAACGACCCTTCTAGTATCGTTGCAGGTCTTGAGTATGCCTACGGCGATTCCCTCAAGTCCCCCACCGGCTGCAAGATTCACACCCCACCGTGCGGAGTGAACGGCTCTCCCTACCCCGGCGGGTGGGTGAATATCAACGGCGTGCTTGATGACGTGTTTGACCCTGCTACTACACTCTCTGACGCGGCGCGGTACTTCGGTAACAAGCCTCACGCATCTGCGGATGCTTTCGTACCCTACGAAGTTCTCACAGCTGCTACTGTTGAGAACCTAGAAGCCGAAGGAATAGATGCAGTCACCCGGCACGACCCTGTTGTGGTGGGCTTCGACGGCTCGTGGGGACGTTCTCGCGGCGTGACTGACGCTACCGCTATCGTGGCTATGCGCGTCTCGGATGGTCTGTCATGGGCTGTACGTGTCTGGGAGCAGCCGGACAATGCGCAAGGCCGTGACTGGGAGCCGCCCCGTGCGGAGATTGACGATACTATGCGCCGATTTATCCAAGATTTCAACGTGGTTGATGGTCTTTTCGACCCTGCCGGGTGGGAAGCGCTCGCGGCAGAATGGGAGTCCTTGATTCAGAAGAAGCGCAACGGAAACCGGCGCGCGAACAGCTCTGGATTCGGTACTATGCTCTGGCGCGGTAACCAGTTGAACAAGGTGGCAGAGGCTACGAAGGCTTTGCGTATCGCGCTCTACGAGAAAGAAGTTATGCTCACCGGCCCAAACGTTCTGGTGCGGCATTTGACAAACGCTCAGTACCGCGAGACGCGAGCCGGTAAGATTATGTATAAAGAGTCCCCGTCCTCGGCACGCAAGATTGACGCGGCATACGCCTTGATGCTGGCGTATCAATCGAAGTTGCGGGTCAGTGCGAAGGGATACAGGATAACCCCGGTACGCCCCTCGGCGGCCCCCATGCGATTGAGGTAATACGTGGATATACAAGATTTTGAAACAGACATGGAGTACGTGAACTACCTGTACAACCGCCTTGCGGACAGGCATAACCATGTCGTAACGATGGATAGGTGGTACAAGGGGGACTCCCCAGTACCGCTGACGGATAACGCATCTGCTACGTCCACTATGCAGAAAGCCTGGGCGAACCTGCAGAAGATTGCTCGCATCAACGCTGCATCCCTACTTGTAGATTCGCGTTTGCCCCGTATCAACATTCACAGCGTGCAGTCCGCCGCAGATTCGTCTGCAGACGGGGACGACGAGATAGAGTCCTTCATGCAAGAGTCTGACTTCCGTCTCAAACTGACGGAAGCCCTTCGAGATACGCTAATATCCGGCAAGGGCTATCTCGCTCTGACCGAAGACGGGTTGATGAACCTCCCCCCAACGCACACTTATTGCGACCACGACGCAGCAGGGAACACCACAGCGGCATTAGCTATGTACGTGTCTCCCGACCGGAAGCATAAGGTCATGCTCTTTGCCCGGCCAGGTTACTACCGTATCGCTAAGGCAAAGCTGTTCTTACCTCTGCAGCAGACCGGCGAGTGGTTATGCCCTGATATGTCGGAGTTCTCTCCACAACTCGGCAAGTGGGAGTGGGAAGAGCCTGTGCACGTCAAGGGCGAGACAGTGACTATCTACGAACTTTCCGACCAGAGCGGTATTATCGCCCGCCACCTACCAACCTTGAAGCGAATCAACCACACTATTCTGCAGCTCGGCGTGTTGGTGGCGACACAGGCGTATCGCAAGACGATTCTCTCCAACCTTCCGAAGTATGACGAAGAAGGAAACGAGATTCAGTACAGTTCAGATATGTTCGAGACTGCACCGGACGCGCTGTTGATGCTTCCCGAAGGTGTGGATATTTGGGAGTCCTCACAAACTGACCTCAACCCGGTACGTAACTTGGTGCTGGATAACCTCAAGATTCTGGCGGCAGAGTCCAAGACACCCCTTTATATCCTCTCCCCAGATTCGGCTACTGCATCCGCAGAGGGCGCGTCCATGCAGAACGAGCCGCTGATTTTCGACATCGAGTCTTTGGAAATGCGCATTACTTCAACGCTGCGTCGTCTTTTTGCTGATGCAATGGCGGCACGCGGTGACTCCGAGCGCGCGGACGCTACGAAGATAAACATTGATTGGGTAAACCCCAAACGTCCATCGGACGTAGAGCGTATGTCGGCTGTTCAGCTGGCGACTTCGGCAGGCGTTCCACTCACGGTAGCTCTTCGTAAGTTCGGCGGCTTCTCTGCCCTTGAGGTTGCGGAGGTTGAGCGCGTTCAAGGTAACCAGGCATTACGCGACCTAGTGGTAGCCAATGCCACAGCCTCGTATCAGCAGCAGAACCAGGAAGAGGAGATAACCCCCGGCCAGCCGGACCAAAACCCTGAGCCTGACCCGAAGAACCGTCAGGTACTCAACAACACCTCCCCCTCTGCCAATATTGCTAACCAGAATAACGGTGGGGCTGTCTAATGGCGACGAGTGGATTCTACGGAGCGCTGTCGAACGCGCAGTCAAAGCGTAGCCGCTCTCTGGTAGAGATTCTGGTGCAGTGGCTCTTCTCTCGGTGGCGCTCTGCCCCTATGACTTCGGACGCTACGCAAAGGCTTATCGATGATACCGTGGAGAAAGTTCTTGACGTGATGGACGACGTTCGCACGGACGCAGACGCTTTCCTAACGGAGGTACTGGAAGCTGAGGGGGTACCGTTTCCACGCAACGTACCCCCAGCAAGGGACGGCTCGTACCCCCGTCGTTCCGTCTTGCCGGAGGATGTGTGGGAGCGCCCGGTGAATGAGTACCGCGCGGCACGTAACAGCGGCGACTCACACCAAGAAGCTATGCTCAAGACCTTAGCTCGCGTTCGTCAGCTGGCGGATGCAGACGTTCGTATGGCGAACCGCGCACGCGCAGCACAGGTGTACGAAGCAGCTTCACCGAGCGGTGTTATCGGGTACCGGCGCATTATCCACCCGGAGTTATCGAAGACCGGAACGTGTGGTCTATGCCTTGTTGCGGCTGACCGTCTGTATAGTACGAACCAACTGTACCCCTTGCACGATAACTGTAAGTGCGAGACGTTGCCCGTAACTAACACATCCGACCCCGGCTTGAAGCTGAACCGTGAAGACCTGGACTACATATACCGTGTTGCAGGCGGTAACACAGCAAGCAAGCTATCGAACACGCGCATTGCTGAGTACGTCTCGAGTGAGAAAGGTCCGGTGCTGGCGCGCCGTATTGAGAAATCTAAATCTGGTCTCACGCCGAAGAACGAGCAGTACGCGCTATCAGGGGACGATGCAGAGCGCGCTTCACACGTGTGGACCCCTGCAGAGGAAGTTATCGGGGCGCAGGACGAACTCGCCGCTCTGCGACAGCGCAGGGCTAAGCCTCGTAAGCGCCGATTGACAGTGCTAGAAGAACGAATTGCATATTGGGAGAAGCAAGCTAGGAAGCATTCAGCATGATTCGATTAGTGACTGGACCCCCGGCAAGCGGGAAGAGTACATACGTTCGAGAGAACGCTAAGCCAACAGATGCTATTATTGATTTAGACTTACTGGACGGGGATTCTGCGCTTCGTGCCGCTCTGGAAGAGAGTTTGCACCTGAAAGGTTCTCGAACAGATGTTTGGGTTTGTCGAACCCTACCAGACCCGAAAGACCGAAATGGTTTTGCGGAGTACATCCAAGCCGACGAAGTTGTGTTGCTCGACGACTCGACAGAAGACGAGTTGATAGCCCGGCTCGAAGGCACAGAAGATGCTGAGGCCCGACGCGAAGGTATTCGCCGGTGGTTCTCGCTCAACCCCCGAAATGGGGAACGAAAGGAAACTGAATCGATGTCTGAAAATTTAACCGCACCAGAAGCCCCGCAGCCCGTAGCCGAAGAACTTTCTACCCCGGCAAGCGAGGATATGCAGGCACAGGTGGAAGAGCTGAAAAAGCAGGTTGAGCAGTGGAAGAGTCATTCACGCACGTGGGAGAAGCGAGCTAAGGAATCGCAGCATAACACCGAGTCTGAACAGACCGATGACGGTGAACAGCTGAAAAATCTACAGGAAGAGTTCGCCACCTTCAAACGTGAAAGTGCTCTGCGTATCGCAGAGTCCGAAATACGCGCGGGATTGAGTGGACGTGGGTTGTCGAATTTGCAAGGATTTTTCGACGGCTTGGGTGCTGCATCGTTCCTCAATGACGCAGGCGATTTCGACAAAGACAAGTTTGAGTCCATGCTCAACACTCTTGCAGAATCGGTGAAGCCTCAGACAGCGAATGGTATTCCATCCCTCTCCGGCGCGCCCGCTTCGGAGGGTAGTTCTAAGAACAGCTTCGCCTCGGGTGCTGCGGCATTCCGAGCTAAGCATAAGAAATAGAAAGGTTATCGACTATGCCTAACCTGCATAGCACGGTTATTAACCGTAACCTCCCGGCTTGGTTGTCTGGTGAGACTGCAAACTTTGAAGCGCAGTCCCTTACTCTCAAGGCAACTGATTTTGCTGAGGTTATCAAGAAGTACAACGGCGTTCCCTCTGGTTACCCTGTAACCATTGCGCAGAACAAGATTACCCCTGCTACCGCTGACCCTGATGGTTTCATCCTGTATGATTCCACCAACACTTTCAGCGAAGAGCAGGTGGCTGTCGTTGTGAAGGGTATTATTATCCTCAAGCGTCTGCCTAAGCTGGCATCCGGTGACGCGCTCGCCAAGCCCGCTTCGTCTGCACACTTTGTTTACATGGAAGGAGCGGCTAACTAATGTCTAGCTACGATTTGGATATTCTGCTTACCCCTGAGTACTTGACCGGGTTCGCACGCGAGGCATACCAGGCGCTGCAGGATGCGGCTATTGCCGAGAACTCTTTGAGTATCTTCTTCCCGGACCGTCAGGTAGAAGGCATTGACCTGAATACCCGCGACCTCAAGAAGACCCGCCCTGTCATGGCTTACAACCGTGCGTGGGACGCTGAACCGGCTCGCGGCACCCTGCCTCCGACCCGTACTATTCGATTCGAGAACATCCCTCTGACTCAGAAGTACACTCTGAGCGAGAAGGACCAGCTGCGTGCTCGCGTTCAGTCGAACGAGGTCATCCGTGAAGCGGTAGAGAACAACGTTCAGCTTGGTGTTCAGGCTATTGCTGACCGTCTTGAGTACCAGCGCGGTCAGACCCTCAACAAGGCTCAGTTCCTCGTTGAGACTGAGACCGGCGGCGTGACCGCTGACGATTGGGGCCGTTCTGCAGAGGCTACCCCCGTGGTTGCTAACAAGTTCAACGTTGCTACCACTAACGTTCTGGAAGAGCTTGTAAAGCTGCGCGACGCATACCGCAAGCTGAATGGATTCTACCCCGGCGCGATTGTCGCTTCGCCGAAGATTCTGTTCGCTATCCAGACTCACCCGCAGTTCGCAACTAAGGTTGGCGACCACACCCGTCTTGCTACTGTTGATGAAGTCAATGGTATTCTTGCCGGGCAACGTCTCCCCGCGATTACTGTTTACGACCGCCAGGTACAAACTCATACAGGCCCGGTAGATGTGCTGGACCAGGATAGCCTGTTCATGCTTCCTCCTGCTGGAAGCCCCATCCTCGGCGAGACCGTGTTCTCCCGCACCAACACTGCGGTGAACCTTGGTTGGCAGGGTGTGGACGGCCAGGGTATCGTTGCGAACATTATCCAGCGTCCTAACGTTGCGTCTCTGCGTGACGTTGTTGTGGACTCTGTGGCAATGCCTGCACTCTATGCACCTGATGCTGCGTTCAAGGCTCAGGTTCTCTAACAACGACTAAGGAGCGAGACAAATGGTAACTAAGCAACCCACGTACATTTTTGATGAAAACGGGGAATTACACTTTCTCCCAGAAGGGAGTGAGCTTAGCGACCATGTTCTCTCCCAGGTCAGCAATCCGCATGTGACAGGGCTATCCGTGCCAGAGGGGAACACTTCAACGGAAGACGAAACCTCTGACGAACCAGAGGACGAAAAGAAAAAGTCCCCGGCACGGAAGCCCCGCGCACGACGCAGCACAGCTAAGAAGTAAGGATTTACCCCCGTGAGTTTTGAAGTAACCGTTGATGACGTGTACACCGCGCTAGACGGCGACGTGACCGACAGGACTGAGAAGTTTATCCAGTCTAAGATTGAGGAAGCGTTAGCAATTCTCGCGGGGGTTTGTCCGCGCCTTCGTGCTATCATCTCCGGCGAGAAGGAACCAGATAAGCTCATGGCCGTACGTATCCGTGCCGTCGTCGTGGCGGCTGTTATGCGCGTTATCAAAGATGACCGCAGCGGGTACACCCATGAGAAGGAATCGGCCTACGAGATTACGATTGACCGTATCGCTCAATCCCCAGATATTTGGTTCACTGACAAGGACCTAGAGAAACTTGGTTGTAAAGACCGACCGAACCCTATCGGTACTGCAAAGCTCGGGGTGAGCGGGATGTTCACTGCCACTACGCAGAATGTGTGGTACTGCAAGTGAGCCTTATCTCCCACCCCCGGCACGTGATTGACTTGTATCCAGCGCATACCGTGATGCAACCGGACGGTATGCCTTCATTGGAGTACATGCAGAAACCTATCCGGGTGCGCTGCAACTTCCAACCTATTGCATCAGATAACCTCTCTCGAACCTCTTCGGTACGCGAAGAGTACTACGGCTCTAAACTCTCGACGACAGGGGCGCTCACAACACCCCCCGGCACGTTCGACAAGATTCGCCGACAGCTTCCCGAAGAGTATCTAGACGAGTTCCCTGTGAACTCCATTGTTGTGTACACACCAGGGAAGTACACCCGGCAACCTGGGAACAAACCTAACACTACGTCCAGCACGCCATTGATTTATTCTATTGACGCGCGCGAAGTAGTGTTCCGTATGGGTGTGCGCACACAGCACGATAAAGTGTCTATCACTCGCGGTAACGTGAAGGACTTCGCGGGGGTAGACTTTGGCAACTAACGGAATCGAACTATACCGCACGAACTCCAAGCGTGTGGCTTCTTTAGTGTCTACCCGCTCTCGCGCTTTGGATATTACAGCAGAGGCAATCAAGAACGACGCAAAGGCCGCCGCTGAACCATACCGTAAGAGCGCTACTAACTCGTACGTAGACCACTTCAAGGTGAAGCGCTCGCTCTACAAGGGGCCGCAGCAGTACCCCAACATCCCGGTATGGGACCGCGTTGTCTACAACGACGACCCAGCGGCCCACATCATCGAGCTTGGTATCGCAGCGAACGAGCTGCACTTCCGTGATGGACGGACGCAGGATGTAACCCACTTCCAGAGGGGTCACTTCTTCTTGGTGGGTGCAGCGGCTAAAGCTGTTGCTTTGGCGGCTCTCACACGTCCGCAACCATCGGCGCAGAAATCGAACTGGGACTCTCGGCGCGCGAACGCCGCTATCGACCGTTCCGGCTCGAAGGGCACACGCCACGGGGGTTACTAATTATGACAAATTCAATATTAGACTTATCGGTGCTCAACCAAACACTACTGTCCGAGTTCGCACCGGGGCACGTGCTGCAACACATACCTGCTGGGAAACTCCCGGCATGGTGGATTCAGCATCATGTTCTCTGGGCTTCGTACACGCCGGTGAACGCAGAGGAGACTTTGTGGAAGCTGATGATGAACACGCGAATCCGTGTGTATTCACCGCGTACCGGCAATCTAGCCAACGTTTCGGCGGACAGTATCAACCTTCGGGTACATGCGTATATAGAGGCATGTGTGACCGCGGGTAAGCAAATCTTGGGGATTACGCTTCGAGATTATAAAATGGGACAAGCACCCATAGCAGAGTTCCAGGTAGCAGCTATCAAAGCTGTGACTGGCGAGCAGTCAGACAGCACCCTTACCTTGACTGCATATGCCCCGAAAGAAGTTCTTTTTGGGGACGTTGATATAGAAGACCCCTCAAAGGTTCTTCGTGATTTAGGAGTTCTAAATGGCTAAGCCAGTAGCTTATAACCCGAGCGAAGTTCTCGCGCCGGATTTTGTGACCGTGTTAGCGCCTGCTACCGGCACGTTTGCACCTCCGCCTAAGAGTGGTGCTGTAAAGAAGTTCAAGCCCGATAACGCTGAAACCTACCCGACCGGTTGGGCACCTATCGGCTTGACCTCTGCTGAGACCCTGCCGTCCTTCGCATCTGATGGTGGCGACGCTACCGTGCTGGATACCGCAGAGGTTGCAGCTGTACGTAACATCCTCGGCACGGTTACCAACACCTTTAGTTTCGTTCTGCACTCGTTCAATAAGAAGGTTCTGCAGCTTACTCAGGGCGGTAACGACGCTTCCACTATGGAAGAGAGCAACGACGAGATTATTCAGTGGTCCGGTAACAAGCGCCGTACCGTGAAGACCTCGCTACTGTTCATCCGTGCTGACTCTGAGATGACCGTCTTCGATTACATCGCTAACGCAGAGGTAGCAGCGGACGGACGCGGCGAGACCTCGAAGGGTGCACTTGCACCTATCCCCGTCAAGGCAACCATTCTTGCACCTACTGCAGAGCAGGTTACTCAGGGCGCGAAGGATGCAGTCGCAACCATCATCCCCAAGCAGGATGCCGCCGCAGCAGGTGCCCCGGCACGCGCGGGCGGATAGTACATACGTGCTATACTGTGCCTGTGGCTTTTACGAGTCACAGGCACTTTTCTTTTACCTTTGAAAGGAACACATAATGAGCATCCCTAAAGGCATTACTATCGGTCCCGACGGCTTTGCAACAGCTATTGCCGCTGAGTTCGCGCCGGAAGCCGATAAGTACAACCGTTCTATTATGGGCGCACAACAGCAAACCACAGCCGTACCTGCGCAGCCTGCCGAAGCAAACGCAGACCCCCTGCGCTCGCTTGACGAAATGACCCCCGAGGATATTACTGGCGTACCGCAAGAGGCCCCCGGCAAGGGAGACGAGCCTACTACCGAAGACCCCCGCAAGAGCAAGTTGTACGCTTTGGTAACCCCGCTTGAAGAGCTGAAAGGCACCGTAGCATTGCAGCTTATGTCTGAGGCGGTCAGTATTTGGGAAGCAGTTTCCTCTGAGGACGGCCGGGAAGCGTCTCCCAGCTTGAACCTCACCGCTACCCGTGTACTTCGTGAGGTCTTCAATGAGCTTATTGTGCCAGAAGACAAACGTGAAGAGTGGGAAGCGCACGACACCTTGGCTGGGATTGCTGAGCAGTCAAACTTCATCTCTGATTATGTTGGTGAAGTGGGAAACGTTATTCGCTCTTTAAATATCTAACTTCACAGCCTGTCATATGCGCAGACTTTATAGCCCTCTACGGCTACGACCCGCTGCGTGAATGGTCTAGCCGGGATAGTAGGGTCACGCAAGCCCTTCTGTCCCGGCTAGGCTTTGAAGAGCGAAGCCTATACAGGCACTCCTTACCAGAGCCTACAGCCGAAGAGCTTGAAAAAGCTGAGAAAGACTCAGACCCGAAGGATAAGTGGTTTGGGTACACCCGGCAAGAGGTAGCCCTCAAGACTCTGATAGACCAATTTACTCAGTTCCGCAATCTCTACATCACGGCTAATTCGGACAAGAATACGAAGGCCCCAGAGTTTGTAGAATACCCATCCCCGTATAATGATAAGCAGCGCATGAAACCGAACTTCTCCGAAGAAGAAGTTCAAACTGCAATGGAACGGCAAGCAATGGCTATGGCTATGGTTGTCGATATTAAAGATGGTGCGTCTTTCTTTGCGGGGGGTGAAGAAACTTCCGAAAGCGAGCCGCCCGATAGTAAGGAGAAAGGGCTAGAGTAAGTGGCCGCAGGAAGTTTTGAAGCCGGGCGCGTACACATTCGCGTCCTTCCCGATGCGGAGAATTTCAACCAGAAACTTCGCCCCGTCCTTGAGAAGGCGAAGAAACAGGCAGAGCGGATAATGCACATCAGGGTAACACCTGAGCTAGACCGCTCTGCCTTTGAACGTCTAAAACAGCAGCTTCGTGAGCTTGATACAAAAATCAAGGTCAAAGCTGATGTAGACACCGACCAGATGCGCACTCGGCTAGAGGAAGCCACCAAGGGTAACCGTGCCGTCAAGATAAAGGCGGACGTGGATACCGCGCATGTGCGCACCAAACTTGCCGAGGCTACGCGGGGTGGGCGCGCGGTCAAGATAAAGGCAGACGTTGATACCTCGCGCATCAAGAAGCAGGTAAAAGAGTCGGTAGAGCGTGTACAGCCGCAGGTGAAGCCGAAGCTCACTTTGAAGCAGCAGCTCGACCAGATGAAAGAAGCGTTCAAGTATCACTTCGAGATACCGAACGTGAAGGTGAATACCGCAAAGACTCTGCACGAGCTGCACGAAGACATTGCGAAGAACCTACCTAAGTCTGAGTTGAAAATACCCGTCAAGCTGGACGATAACGTGTTCAAACGCGAACACAAGCGCCTGATTGACGAACTCAAGAAAACACCTGCTACCCCCGACGTGGAACTCAAAGCCGGGTTTAGTCGTGATACCTTCCGGCAAGCTACGAAGGGATTCCAAGAGTTCAACTCTGCCATTGAGCGAAACGCTGAACGGAGCGAACGCCGCGTTCGCAAGATGTCAGAGCGTATCCGTGACCTCGCAGACAAGATGGTAGACGGTTTCCATCATGTCATTGATGGGCAGTTCGAGATTGACGGTGACGATGTAACAAACGAGTTCTTCGACCACTTTGAAACGCGGATGGACCGTGTTCGGGAGCATCCTATCAAGCTCTCTGACCTTATTGTGCGCGGGGATAGCTCACCCCTGCGTGAGCATGAGAAGTCTATCAATCGTATTCTCGATGTAAACCGTCGTCTGCTCGGCCAGAATGAGCAGTGGCGGCAGTCGTTACAGAGCACCCGTCGTCCTCTACAGCAGCAGGAACGTGACATTGACAGGGTTATCGACGCGAACCGTCGTCTACTTGGACAGGTAGAGAAGTGGAAGCGTGTCTCTCAGATACCAGTCTCTACATCTGGTCTTATCCCTGATGCTGCGGCTACCCGTCGTATGAGCGAAGTCTCCCGGCAAGTGCGTAAGCAGTCCGAAGCGTTCAACAAAGCCCGGCGCGAGCTTGAGCACCTGAGCAAAATCCAAGGTGTGTTTAACAACCGCGCTAAGGATATGATGAAGGTGGACTTCTCACGTCCTTTCGTTGGCTTCCGCTCTAACCTTAAAACGATGGAGCGCTGGAACGAAGACCTTCGCAAAGCTAACCGTCTGATGGACGAGCAAGCGAAGAAGTACCGCGAGATGGGCAACGCTAACGGCGTGCGTCGTATGCAGGCCGAGATGCGCAAGGTTGGCAAGCAGCTGGAAGAGAACGGGCGGCTGATGAAGCTGTTCGATAAGTCCATGTCTGACGTGTTCACACGTAAGCGCAAGCTGCATCTGTTCGACGATTTCAAGGCAGATGCGAAGGACTCTATCGAGCAGCTACAGAACAACATCAAACTTGCCGAACGTTTGAAGCAGAGCTTCGCTAATAAGCATAGTAAGGCTGTATCGGTTGGTAATTCGTCCGAGATTGACCGCTGGGCAGAGGCTTTCGAGCGCGCAAGTTTGAAGGTCCATCTTTTGCGCGAACGGCTAGAACGGTTGGAACGTGCACGTGAGAAGTTCACGAACCGAGCCGCTGTTGAGCGCTTCAAGGATTCGTTCAATGTGGACCACCTCAAGAATGATTCGTTCTTCCGGGACAAGCACCCACTGCACGTTGAAGTAGACTTGGATACCGCTCACGCTGAGCACAAGTTAGACGAGCTGGACGACGACCGTGATGTGACTATCAACGCAGACGCGGATACCGGGCGTGCCCGCATGAAGCTGGCGACACTGACTCGTCCCCGACACGTGCTTATTAGCCCTAAGATTGATAAAGCAGCCGCCGCTAAGGTACTCACGGTGCTGGCCGCTATCTCCGGCGCGCGTGCTACCTGGGACTTTACTAAGAAGTTCAAGGACTTCACGAAGGACCTCGATAAGAACCTGACGAAGATTATCAAGCTGGGGTCTGTCATTTCGACAGTCTCCGCTTCTGTGCTGTCCTTGACTAGCCACATCTTCGCCCTCGGCGCGTCTCTCGTCTCCATTGCACCTAGTGCGTTCGCCCTGCCGGGTATTCTCACTGGTATCGGTGTGGCTGCGTTCGCTTCGGTGAATGCGCTCAAGCAGTGGAATGACCGCATGAAGGATGTGAACGACCGGTTCTCCGAGCTGAATAATCGCGGTGCTGATAAGTTCTGGGAGCAGTTCGAGAAACCCATGCGGAACTTCATTGATTCCGTCTTCCCGGCGTGGGAGAAGGGTATGCTCGAAATTTCTGAGGCGACAGGTAGTTTCTTCGGTAAGGCCGCCAGCGCAGCTCAAGAGTTCGCCAACCAAGGCGGATTCGCAAGTATATTCGACTCTGCGGCTGAGGGCATCCGCCGTATGAGCAACGGCATGGGTCCTCTGACTGAGGGTCTGCTGCGGTTTATCGACATTGGCGCTAAGTTCTTCCCACGCTTCGGCGACTGGTTCACCGACATGGCGAACAAGTTCAATGACTGGACGAAGAATGCGGACATATCCGGCGCGATTGACAAGGGTATCTTTGCTCTGAAAGAGTTCTGGCGCGCCGGTGAAGCAGCCGTGGGTATCCTGGTGAATATTGCCAAGGCGGCTCAAGAGGCTGGCGGCGCTTCGCTCACGGACTTCGCTAACGCTCTTGAGAAGGTACGAGATAACCTCGCATCCGTTGAGTCTCAGTGGACTATGGTTACTCTGTTCCGAGGCGCTAATGATGCGTTGAAATCCCTCGGCCCGGCGTTCGAGTATGTCGGTAAGATGCTGCATGATACAGCAGAGACCATCGCTTATGTGATGAACAAAATCTCGGAGACAATCGTCTCTTGGGTCAAGTTGATTACCGAGGCGTTCTCTACCCCTGCATTCCAGGGCGGTATTCGTGATGCTGTGGATGGTATCTCTAAGGGTATGGCCGCGCTCTCGGAGCACTCCGGCCCGCTTGGAGAAATACTCGGCTCTCTCGGCTCGATTATTGGTAACATGGCGGAGCACTTCTTGCCGGTGTTCGGTGCAGCCCTCGATGCACTCGCGCCTATATTCAAGGGCTTGAAGGAAGCTCTAGATGCAGTGGTTCCGATTCTTGCTGAAGGTTTGAAGAACGCTATCGAGTGGTTGGGGCAAAACATTGGGCCGCTTGTCGAGCAGTTCGGTCAGTGGGCACAAGCTAACCCTGAGCTGGCAACTGCCCTCGTCTTGGTAGTAGCAGCTGTTGGTGCGTTAGTGGCGGCCCTCGGCCCGATTGCAGGTTTGATTACAGGTATTGGAGGGGCTATCTCTGGTATCAGTGCTATCGCTGGTGGTGTGAGCGAAGTAATCGCGGCGTTTGGTGCTGGCGGCACACTTGAAGCTGTGGGTGGTGCTATCGCCGCAGCTGCAGGTCCAGTGGCTCTGGTGGTAGCAGCTATCCTTGCTATCGCGGGTATCTTCATTTACCTGTACAACACCTCGGAGAATTTCAAGAATCAGATAAACGACCTCGGACAGAAGATTCAAGAGTTCTTCGAGCCGGTGGTGAAGTTCATCAGTGAGCAGTTAGCACCCGCTATCGGGGATGCTTTCAAGTCCATCAGTGAAGGCTTCTCAGGGCTTATGAGTGATTTAGAGCCTCTCGCTTCGGCTATTGCAGGTATTGTTGGTGGTATCATCCAGGCCGCTACCCCGATTGTGACATTCTTCGTGAATGCTTTCGGACCGCAGATTGCTAACGCTGTCCGTTTCCTCGGCACGACGCTGGGAATTATCTTCGATGGCATCGGAACAGCACTCAACGTATTCGGTCATTTGGTTTCCGGTGCTATGAAACTCATGACGGGAGATTTTGACGGAGCCCGTAAGGAAGTTGAGCAAATCTGGAACCGCATCAGTGAGTTCTTATCGAACACATGGAACACCATTGTCGAAGGTATCCGAGGTTGGCTTCATGGTCTGCTTGATAGCATGGATAACTTCGCGCCACAGCTGTTTGGTATCACCAAAGAGTCTTGGCAAGGCTTCAAGGACATTATCAAACAAAAGGTGGACGATGTTATCAATTTCATCAAGACCTTCCCGAGCAACCTTATTAATATCTTCAAGTCCATAAACCTGTTCGAGTCCGGCCAGGCTCTTATCAATGGATTCAAGAACGGTATTGTGAACGCCTTCAATGGTTTGAAGAACACGGTGAAGAACGGACTATCTAATATCCGTAAGCTGTTCCCCTTCTCCCCTGCTAAAGAAGGCCCCTTCTCCGGCAAGGGGTACACCACCCACTCAGGCCGGGCTTTGATGCGGGACTTTGGTAACGCGATTCTCAAGGAGAGCGCGAACGTACAGGATAAAACCGCTATGGCATTGAGCCGGGTACAAGGCGAGTTCAACAGCTTCGCACCGAAGGTTCCAACCACGAAGCTCGGTATCAGTGCGGCAACCTCTCAGACGTTGGATGTGAACACCCAACTATCCTCGGGAGCAGCCGCTAAGTCTATGGCTACGGCGCTCATGACCGCTATGGAAGATGGGGTAAAATTGTCTCTAGACCCACGCAGTAATGAGGCAATTTTGAACTTCAACGATAGTGGCCGCCGGTCTCTGAGGCGGTAAGCAACGAAAGGATTATGAACGTGGCATCGAAGGATTTCCAAGCTACGCCGGTAGAGCGTTTCAACCAGGACGGCTTGGCCTATGATGCCACGTTCATGATTGAAGGTGGGAAGGCTTTCCCTATCGCCTTCGGTGAGTCCATAACGCAGCAGGAAGACCAATCCAATGTTGCGTTCTTTACCTCGGCACGCGGACGGCGCTCTGTCGCGTTCCGAGGTAAAGCCCCGCGTTCATGGAGCGTAAGTATGAACATGCCGTGGGATTACACGTCTATGCTTGCTACTTACGTAGAGTCCCAGCGCACCCCTCGGTTCCTCATGACACCCTTAGCGCGCCGTAACAACATCATGGCACCGGCGACAGAAGGACCTACTTTGTGGGTTGGTACCGTTGGCAACTCGCCGAACAAGAGCTTCGGGACTCTTATCGAAAGTTCCTACACCTCTGATAACGGGTACTACTTACCCACGTACTGGGTAGACCCCAACATAGGCGATGCCATCTTCGGTAATGAGACATGGGTTATCCCCGACACGACGGTGCGGTTCCGCGTGTTCGCACGCGGCTCAGGCACGGTACGTTTGTGGGGTAAAAACGCAGGTAGTTTTCTGGATACCCCTTTGGTTACCATGAGGGTAAATTCGGAAACAATGGTTGAGTACATCTCTGCGCCTGTCACTATCCCTCAGAACGTACAGGCTGTGGTGGACGGCTACCATAGCCTCAAAGAGTTCTCCCCTATGCAGATGTGGATAGGTACTCACGTGCCGCCTATATCCCCCCGGCTAGGGGCGTGGGCTGTTATCAAAGACTTTGGGTATTCCCATGAGGTATTCGTTCAAAGCAAGCTCATAAAATCATCATTCACAATATCGGAAGTGTGGTAACCACGTGACTTTTATCGCCCGTCGTACAGACGAGTACCTACAGTGGCAGGGTAAAGAGTACCCTATCAGCAACGTGAAGCTGGAACACGCTTTTCACCCTGTCCCCCCTGATATATCCCCATCCACACAGACATACTTACGTGTTAATTTAGACATTGACCTCTCGGGCGGCTCAGCGCAAGGATACCCTTCGCCGTTCACCGGCGCATACCCGCACCGAGGGGACTACGTTACTCTTGTTCTGCAGCAGGTAGACGACGAGATTCAGAATCTCACTCCGGTGAATAATAAGCCACGTGCTAACCACACCATCAAGCGCATGGATATGCTTGTGGATAACATAGAGTTCGGAGAGTCTTCCACCTCGCTTTCGCTAACGCAGCGCGTGGATAGTTTTTCCAATAAGATAAACGCTGACCCCGTTTACCACTGGCGTAATCAGTTCTACGGGTGGCTCGTCGGCCAGAAAGAAAAGTTCTTTGAGGATGGGCAAGCTCTCCGCTATACCAACCCTGCCCCGGCGTACACAATTGGTATAGCACTGGCCGCTGGGGGGTACACCTACGCACCTCCGGCCACGCCGCTCACCGTCTTGAGTCTGCCTCTGTTCGGGTCTTTCTGGACGAATCAGTGGGATAACCCTTGCTACGTCCAGGATTACCGGAAATGGAATGATATTGTCGGACCTGTCGGCCAGGTTGGAAACTTAGACCGAGGAGACGAACTAGGCTTTAACGTCGGTGGATACTCCCGCAACGGTGTTGGTGCTTCCGGCGAGGTTGTGCAGTCCCGCTCTAACCGAGACCATCTGCAACCGCCGCATCTTTGGTACTCTGACGGCGGCTCGTGGATGACCGAGGGCATCCTCAAGGTAGCTCAGACACGCCGTATCGGACCGAATGGCCTTCCCACAGAGCATCGCCGGTCTGATATATTCGCGTCCTGGATGATTCGCTGGGAACCGTCCCGCGAACATATGGGTAATCTGTACCAAGTGAAAGTCATTACCGAAGATGGTGCAGGGGCATCTGTTCGATGGGACGACTCCGGCAAGGTAGAGCTGTACTTCAACCAATATGAAGACAGGTTCCCTGAGTCTAAGGAAACCCGAGCTACCGTCATGTGGACGGGGCAGTTCCCTATGAACGCTGGCACTAAGATAACCTCAGCTATCTTGGAACAGGACGGTAACTCTGTACGGTTCTACGCAGCCTTTGGAGGAGCCGTTGTCGATTCCGGCTTCATCCAAATGCCACGGAACCTGCACGCTGTGGGGGGAGTAGAACAAAACCTCCCGGCATGGGCGGAGCTATGGATTTTCAACGACGTGAAGAATGGACGTAAGTTCCCTCGCTCTGGTATTTGTGGGTTGCAAGTGTCTACCATTCCTGATAATCAGCCACAGCGTCAGAAGTTCCTAGACGCGGTGCGCACTGAGTATCAACAGTGGAAACCAAAGGTAAACCTCGTCCCCGCAAACCGACTTATCAACCAAACCACCTTGCCTTCTCTGCGAGACCGCACCTCCGGAGAAGTACTGAAAGACTTATGCGAAGCTCTTGCCGTGGGATGGTGGATTGATGCTGATGGTGTCGCTCAGGTCTGCCCTCTAGAGAGTTTGGTATCCGGTACTATTGGTAACTCCGGCATGCTGAACTCAACCTATGATATAGGTGCGTTCGGAGTAAGTACCGACCTGACCTTGACGTGCTCTCGCATTGAAGTTGAGTTCGCCGAATGGGCTATCTCGCAGACCCGCAAGACTCAGATAGATGTGTGGAAAAAAGGCGGAACACTAGCTACAGGTGATACTGTTGAAGATTTTATCCAGCCTGACGAATCGACGGAATGGCTGGACCTGGATACATCCGTGGAAGACCAAGGCGCTCGGGATTGGTCCTGGATTGCTGATAACAACGGTTCTTTCTATGGCGGGTGCACTATAGTGTCTACTCAGGTCAAGTCGGGTGCGCAAGCATCCAACGGGCTAACTCAGTGGGAGTGGCGTTACGCCGCTACTATTGACTGCAAGGTAGTAGCTCTGTCCCCCTGGGTTACTAAGCTGACCCAGAGGGCTATCTCTGGCACGTTCATCAACTCTGACGGGCCTTTAGTCAAGGAGACGACATCTAAAGATATTCAGCTTCGCACCGCTACGCACGACTACCGTCGCGGTACTAGGGTGAACAACACTGCCGCATACGGCGTTGTTGTTCCTGATATTGAGCTTCCAGTGATACGCGCTCGCGGAACTATGAAGCGCATCAAGCAGAAGCATTCGGTATCCGGCGGCACGCCGAACGCTCGTACCCTGACCCTTGAGGGTTGGGACTTCATTGACGATAGGAGGTTCGCTAAGGAAGTAGCGGATGTGCTCAGCCGGTACGCTCTGGACGCGCAACCCCACTTCACCAACCTTGAGATACCTTATGACCTGAGCTTAGTCCTCGGCTCAATAGTCACTATCAAGGGCATGAATGAGTTCGGACGCGAGAACCTGTTTGGCGCTATCGTCACCGGCGTGATTTGCGGGCTTGAACACGCGCCACAAGCTAACAAAACATCTCTAACGGTGTGGGTGTTCAGCTACGACCAGACGCTACAGACGTGGGATGTGGTGGAAGCCAACAACGAGTCCGGCAAGCGTACCTGGCAGCAGCTTGAGGACACACGCCAGAGGCAAGGCACCACATGGACGAAGGCAGAGGCTAACCCACAGCTCTAGGAAGGAACAGATATGGGAAAAACTTCAACTTGGAACATCCACTACGACGACCCTAACGATATTGCGAAGGGGCGGCTACAGGCTCAGAAACTCGCCGAGTCGGCAGACGCGGCTGTGTCGTCCTGCAAACAACAGGTGTTCCAAGACTACACAGGAAAAATTGCTCAAGCGGAAAGCCAAGCGAACGACTACACAGACCGGCAAGTGCAGGCCGCGAAGGTTGAGCGGAACACTCAGATAGACTTGGTGAACAAGAACATCGAGGTTAATAAGAAGGACATCGAGCAGAAGCTCTCGACGGCGACCACCGAAGCTATTCGGAGGGAACAAAACGTAAAATCGGAGCTGCGCGTGGAATTTGAAGACCGTGTTCCTGTGAATATGGGTCCTGACGAAACCTGGTACACCTATGTAGATGCCGCTACTCTCCCAAAATGGCCCCTTGATACAGCACCTAACAACAGCATCATCTTCTTGTACGCTGTGAATACCGGCACGGCGTGGAACGTGTCAGTGGAGGCGGGGCAGTTCTACATCTTCAACAAAGATAAAACCGGTAAAACGCACTACGCGCAAATCTCTAACCCTTACAGTCTGACCCGGCTCGTGCCGTTGGCGAACGACATTACCACGTTCTTCACGGCGGAAAGTTCCAGCACGAAGAAGATTCACACCCGGCTCGCCGAGGCTGAATCTACTATCGCACAACTGAAATCAGAGATAGAAGCTCTGAAAAAGAAGCAGCAGTAAAACACCGGTAGAATGGGAGTATACTTCATCTAGTACACTCCCATTTTTCTATAAGAAGGAGGTATCCAATGGCTGACGAGCCTTTGGTAACCCATGCACCCCCGCCCATCGGAGCAGTGACCGTAGCGGGGGGTCTCTCTAAATCTGAGGTAGAAGCGATTGTGAACAACCGCATCAATTCTCTGCCCCAGCCAGCACCCGCAGTAGATGAATCGAAAATACGTTCGATTGTACAAGCCGAGGTACAGAAAATACCTCAGACCCCCGGCGTGAATGAGGCTAAGGTGCAAGAGCTTATCCGCTCTGCTATCTCACAGCTTCCACCTGCACAGTCTGGAATCACGGAACAGCAGGTGAACACCATCGTATCGGCAGCTATCTCGAAGCTACCGACCCCGAAGGAAGGACTGTCGGAACAGCAGGTAAACGGACTTATCCAGGCCGCTATTGCCGCTATTCCTGCACCCGAGAAGGGTCTTTCTGAGGAGCAGGTAAACACCATCGTTCAGAAAGCTATCGCTGCAATACCCCCGGCAGGTGGTGTGGACGAAGCAAAGGTTACTCAGCTTATCCAGCAAGAGATTGCCAAACTGCCGCCGACTCCCGAAGGCGGCTTGAGCGCGGCACAGGTTCAATCTGCTATCCAGACGGCTTTGACCGAAGCATCCAAGACTATCAAGTCTGAGACCTTGGCCGAAGTAGAACCGAAGATTGCTACCGCCAAGACCGAAGCTGTCTCAACCGCGAAGACCGAGACTCTTGCCGAGGTTGAACCTAAGATTGCTACGGCCAAGAGTGAAGCCGTCGAGTCCGCTAAGTCTGCCGTTTCTGCTGACGTGGATTCTAAGATTGCTACGGCAAAGACCGAAGCAATTGAGGGAGCTAAGACCGCTGTATCTACAGACGTGGATTCTAAGATTGCTACCGCCAAGACCGAAGCTGTCTCGACCGCGAAAACCGAGACCCTTGCCGCGGTTGAACCGAAGATTGCTACCGCTAAAACCGAAGCAATCTCCGAAGCTAAGAAGGCTACCGATACCGCTATCGCAGCTATTCCTCCGGTTGAACCCGGCGTGAATGAAGCTAAGGTACGCGAAATCGTGGACGGCAAGGTACCGACCATCACTGACAACGGTGATGGAACTCTAACCATTACTACTAAGGAAGCATAAACAATGGACATATCAGCCCTGAACCAGGACGGAGGGTTTTCCCGACAAGGCGTACAGGCTATTCGCGCTCTCGTCATGGAGATACTGGCCGAAGAAGGTCTTCTCGGGAAACCCAAAGAAACAGAAGTGAAGCAGGTTCCCCCTACACCTGCTTCAACCCTGAACGACAAGTACGCACTTCGTCAAGAAATTCAAGCGGTGCTCGGTGAGCAGCCTGCGGTGAACCCCGGCGTGAGTGAGGAACGTGTGATGGAGCTTCTGGACGCACGCACGCGCGTGCTCAACACATCGGGACGGCTCTCTGCTATCCCAGGGAACCGATTCCTAACACATTAGACTAGGAGGTAGATACGTGGCTGAATACCAGGTATCAACTAATAAAACCTTGACTCAGCGGATTGAGTCTGAGGTCTCGAAGCAGGTAGCCCACTTCGAGACCCGCCAACCGAACTTCGGATTCGTGAACGGACAGCACTACTACAGCCCCGTCACGTACACCTGGCCGGACTACTACAACGGAGCGAACTCAAAGTGGGCTAAGTTCCTCGCTTTTGGCAACACCCTCGGCATGGTTATTCTCAACCGCGCTTCTGGAGATTGGCTCTCCAAGCGGAAAGACCAGGACTTTGAGGTGCAGGGTCAGCTCGCTAAGGGTGCTGGTGCTATGCGAGTACTGTTCTACATCAAAACCCGGCACGGCGCGAACATGGACGGTATGCCTGATACCTACCGCGAGAAGGTACGCTCGAACCTCGGCGTGACAATGGAAGAAGTAACGAAGTTCACCAACGAGTACATCATCAACTCCGCTAAGGCGGTGAAGGAAGACTTCGGTGACATCTTCGGTGGCATCTTCCTGGACGAGACTTCGCCGTGGTTAGACGAGACGCTGCAGAACAAGGTGATTGAGAACTACACCAACCTGTACAAGCAGCTGAAAGAAGAGCTTGGGCACGATACGCTTATCGTTATCAACCCCGGCTCGAACACACCGAAGTCTATGATGGACGCTTGCGATATCGCACTCACCTATGAGTCGGACGCGGCGAAATACATCGACCCTGCAACGAAGTACATCCATCCAGACCACTACAAAGGTATCCCGTCGTGGAGGTTCTGGCATGTCATACATGGCGCAACGCAGCAGAACATTGATGCTGTGTTCGCTAAGGCTGACTCGCTGGGCATTGGTAACCTTTACGTTACCGACCGAACCTTTAAAGTTGGTGACGGTTCGGAAGACCATCCTCAAGAGAACCCTTACGATATGCCACCCTCGCCGTGGGTTGAAGACCGCGTTCGTGCTTGGATTAAGGGTGTTCTTCCTTTCGAGAAGCGACTCGCAGCTCTTGAGCTGAAAATAAACGAACTCGTGACGGAAGAGGAAAGCCCTCAGCAGTAAGGAGGTAGCTCATGGCTACGTACAACGTCCCGAAATTTGCCGGGGACTACACCGGCAAGCCGGACGCAGCAATTCGTAAACGTGCTACTACGCCAACAATTACGAACGAACAGCTCAAGCAGTCGGTGCAGCAGTACCTAACGGAAAACCCCATTCAAGGTGGTTCAACGGCGCTGGTAAAGAACAGCAAGTATGCGGTGACCGTGACTCACGCGCCGTACAACGCTGACCCTACCGGCCAGCGTGACAGCCGCGAAGCTATTCAGAACGCTATCAATGATGTGTACGCCCTCGGCGGCGGTAGCGTCTACATCCCAGCCGGGAAGTACATCGTAACCTACCCGTTCATTGAGCTAAAGGGTATGGTGCAGGTCTACGGTGACGACCGCGCCACCGAGATTATCGCGGTGGATACTGTCGCCGTGAAAGAGCGCACAGGTATTTTCCACACCGGCTCGTGGAACACTCGTAAGCAGGCTAATGACCTGATGCATTTCGGTGTTTCTGACCTGTGGATTCGCGCGCGCAAGACTGGCCGTCAGCACCAGAATTACATCCCGAATACTATCGGTGTGTGTCTGAACTCTGATATGGGGGGTAATCCCCCAGAGCCGGATTCGGTACCAAAGTTGAACAACCTGACGGTGTGGGACATGGAAACTGGTATAGCCATTATCGGCAACGACGACCAGGCTATGTGCTCGTTCGGTCTGCGGGTGCGTAACAGCTACCAAGCCGGGCTTATCGTTGGTAAGCCCCCCGGACACGGTGAAGGCTCTGGCGGCGCGGCGGATAACAAGTTCTTCGGCGCTGACATCGGCGGCTCGAACCAAGGGCGCGGCAACTTCGCGGGGGTTGAGATTTACACATCTCAGACGAAGTTCGAGTTATCAACGTCATGGTACACGCACTCCGGCGCGTCGTTCGGTCAGCTCTACGGTATCGCTAATAACGCCGCCCCTGGCGCGGACATTACCGCAGGTTCCCCGAACAGCAACGCACGTGCATCTCAGTACAACGGTGCAGGCTGGCGCATTCGTGCCACTAAGTGCGCGTTCACCACCTGCGAAGCACAGGAAAACGGCGGACATGGATTCTTCATTGAGTTTGGGGATAACGTGTTCACCGCGTGCCGGGGTGAGTCCTCTTCCTACGGGTCTACTGCACACGGTTCTGCAGGTAAAGATTCTAGCGCTGACTTCTATCTGTGCAACACCGGCACGGAAGGCACTGTTCTGCAGGGATGCTCTTCCCGCAAGGCACGCCCGGCTAGTGGTGGTGCTCGGTGGGGCTACTACATCGAGTCGTGGTTCAAAGGTCTGACGATTGCTAACTGTACAACACTGGATACCCCGGTACCCAGCGGGTACACGCAAGCGTCTGTGCCTCTGCGGTACAAGGACCCGCAAGGTGATGGTGTATCTCTGCATGTCGGTAACTTCCGCTATCCTGCCCCGGCCAGTGGTGGCGGTGGTTCCGGCGTGACCGAGGAGCGTCTGCAGGCTGTGAAGCAGGAGGTTCTGAACCAGGTATCAGGTGTGCTGACGTATCAACTGGTACAGGTGGATAACCGAATCAAGCTGCGTTCCGGTGCAGCAGCTCAGTCTATGAGCGTAGACCGCTCGTCCGGCCAAGCTCTTGTGCACATGGACTTCGAGATGACAACAGTACCGGCCAGTGGAGCGACAGTGTTCCGTCTGCCAGCTGAGGCACCTACGCCTGTGTCTCTGAGTGAGATTCAAATCATCCCCGGCCAGCAGAACGAAGGTTCCGTTGCTATCGAAGCAGGAAGCCGAGATATAAAGTTCTGGTCCTTTGGACCAACCGCACAGGGACGTCGATACATTATCAACGTCCCGCTGTTCGGGCGTTGGGCATAGCGCTATGGTACACTTGATACGTCCTTTCGATAGGGGCTGATTTTGTGTATGCGGGGAGACCTCAGGTTGTACGACCTGGGGTTTTCTCGTGTCTAGAATCAACCAATGCAGCAAGAGTTATACTTATACCGTAGATAACTATGTCTACACGACATTATTCACAAGGAGTTATATGTTCCTTACGGACTTAGCAGATAAACTCCGCGCTTATCAGGCACCAGACGGCAAGCGTCTGAACGTTATCGAGATTGGTGGGTGGAAGACTCGCGGGTATCAAGCCGGGGCAGGTTGGCAGCTTGACGCTGTGAACGGTGTCCTTTGGCACCACACCGCTACAGCTTCCGCTCGTTACCAAACCACGGGTGCACCTACACTGAACATGTGCATCAACGGACGTTCTGACTTGCCGGGGCCTCTAGCGCATATCGTCTTCGGACGTAACGCAGAGGTCTACGTTATCGCCGCAGGCTGGGCTAACCACGCGGGTATCGGGGACTTCCCCGGCGTGCCCACGAATCGCGGGAACGAGTTCCTTATCGGTATCGAGATGGAATCCTCCGGCGTGGCACCGGCTGACTGGACTGCCGCTCAGCTTGAGTACATGCCGGTTCTTGGTGCAGCACTAGAGCGTGGATACGGCAACGGTAATCCTAACTTCCTGCAAATCGCACACCGCGAGTATGCAGGCCCCGCACAAGGAAAGATTGACCCGTCGTTTATCGACATGGATTCTTTCCGAGACAACATCAATAAACTACTTGCTGGCGGTCCCGCAACCGTTAGCGGACAAGGAGACTGGTTCGACATGGCTACCAAAGCCGAGCTGGAACAAGTTGTTTATCATACTCGCCGTCCTGAATGGGGCAACCGCACCCTTACTGAAATGGTTCAAGTGCAGGACAAGATGCAGTGGTCCAACCTTCGTATGGTGAAGCACCTGTACAACCTCTACCGCATCGGTATTCCGGGGCGTATTCGTGATGGTGCTCTCGCCGGTAAGCTGCGTGGCCTCTTTGGTTACGACGAAGAGGCACAGGGTAAGGCACGTCAGGAAGAGTTCGACCGCGATGCACAGGCGGGTTTTACCACCTTCCCTAACTAAGGTGGTAATCCGTGGTTGAGATACCTAAAACAGGTGACCCGGAGGTAGACGCTTTCGTGATTATCCTAGTGTGCCTTGTAATCGCGGGTATAGTCGGGCTACGTGTTAGTAAAGTGCTTTCCGGCAAGATTGAGGAGCTGCAGCACGCGGTTCACCTTGTCGGGAACGATGCACGCGAAGCAAAGCATCAGGTGAAGAACGACCACGGGACAAACCTTCGAGACGACCTAGATAAGATTCGGGATAAACTCTCTACAATAGAGGAGGGTATGTGCGCCTCTAATACCGCAATGCTTGAAATTCGCAACCGGCTAGACGACCTCCAACGTGAGCAAGCTAACCAAGGAAAGAAGCAACGCGATATGGAGGACACACTTACCCGCAGCTTGGACGACCAGACCGAGCTAAAGAAAGATATAGGTGGACTACGTGCCGACAATCGGCACACACAGACCCGGCTCGACCGGGTTGTAGATACAGTAGTCCTGAACGATAGGAATTTACATGGATCTGACAACTGAGCAGTGGGCAGCGGTACGAAAAATCGTGTACGGCCTTGTCGCCCTGGCCGGTGTAGGACTGACTGCATTCGGTGTTATTAATGCTGAGCAGTGGGCAAGCATCTCTGCAGGTGCTACCGGTGTTATTGGTGCTGTGCTGGCGCTTATCAACGTAAGCCCCACACAGTACAAGGCACCGTCTAGCGGTGATAGCAGCTCCGCAGCATCCCCCGCCGTCGCTGACCCCAACACTGACTACTACGCTTCCAGCGAGTACGCAGGTCAGTAGTATATAAATAGCAACCCCGGCAAGAGGGGGACATCTTCCTTGCCGGGGTTGTGTCTACCCGTTGTTAATACAATACTCTGCAATCTCAGCTAATGCTTGAAGGTCTTTATCCAGCGTGTCGGCTGGAATCAATTCCCCATGAGACTCAAGCACTGCATACCGGAACTTGAGAGCCGATATTTTCGCGTGCATACTGTCATATTTGTACGTCCTCGAGAATTTCTCGGACAGCCACTCGAGTGTGTGGATACCGTTCATAGGTTCGCAGTCCATACCTTTGCGGCCTTCAATAATGACATGCCCCGGCTTGCCGGGTGTCTTGATAATCATCGTGGTAATTTCACTTTCTCTAGGTCTTCTTTGATACCTTTGGCAACCCGAACCATATACTGAACGAATACGTCAGAAACGAATCGGTTCCCAAACTCAGCTATATCACGTGCTATGTACTCTGTGAAGTCGATATTTTCTTCGGTTGCAAGGATATACCGATTAGCCCTGCCTCGCTCTCCTTCTTGCCGCGGGCGAGACGCTTCGTTGTAGGTTTTGAGGACGCGGCTTATATAATTGTTCTCTTCATTCGTAGAGAAGTTAGCAGGATGGTACATAGCTTCTATCTCTCGCATAGTGATGTAAACCTTCTTGCCGTGTACGTGCTCTTTGCCGTAAGGCGAAACAAGCACCAGAATCTTTCCTTCGTACCCAGCCACGGGAGTTGAGACATGAGCTAAAGGGTACCCCATCGCAGCTAAGAAAGTTTTGTATGGTTGCTCGTTAAATAATGGTTTCTGGAAGAACTCTTTCCATTTCTCTTTGATAAACTTACGTTCCTCTCCAATCCTTGTTCGCAAGGATTGTGGTAGAGCACTGTAAACATCAGAAAACGATAAAGTTTCCGACCACAAGTCGAGTTTGAGGAGTACCACAGGGGGTAGAACACCGACAGCCTTCGAGTAATCTTTAACGGTTTTGTAAATCCTAGACATCGAGAGCAAATCCTTTCATATTCTTTGCTTCTCCCATTACCAGAATTTCCGAACGGTAAGACTTCAACAGCTCTTGTAAGGTGACGTAGATGTATTTGCTCAACCGTGCCGGGGTAGCAACACCGAGAACGTTCCCGGCTCGCCGTTCGATGATACGAGTCTCCCCGAGCATTACACGTGCGTAGAACGTCAATGCGCGGTCACGCGCCAACGGCGAGAAAGCACTTGGATACGCACATCGGTGCAGGTCTTGATTACCTTTCACGCCTATGTCGGTCTTACGTGTACGCGGCAAGAACCACTCCGGCTCGACTTTGTAGATGCGTTCTAGGGTATCCAGAGCCTTATCAATATCTCGGATGCCGTCTTTCATCTGCGCTCGCCAGATGTACTTGAATGCAAGCCGTGCCCAGAAACCAGTATCATCTACAACGGCTGTGGGGTCTACACCACCCATCGGCTCGTAGTGTTTAGGTGTGGTAGTCATAGGTATCTCCAATCACTTCTGCGGTGAGTAGTTTCTGCAGCTCTACGCGAGCTTCGTAAGAGCGTCCGCCTTTGACGGGAAGCTCAGGGTCTACATACAAATTGCTGTCAAGATATGCGTTCACTAGTATCGGGTCATCTTTGTACAGTTCAACAGGAAGACCCTCTACCCTTGAGGCCATTTTCTGAGCGCTCTCTCGAATTACACTACCCTCAGGGTGCAAGCTCTCAATCCTGCGTAGTATTGCCATAACATCAAACACACTCACGTACAGAGGTTTGTAGGTATGCGGTAGGTCTCCGACATATTGAACTACTTGGTAAACCTCTTCCAAAGGAAGATGGAAATACGTACCATTCCGGTAGTTTAGACGGAAGTTTTTTATGCGTTCTTGCAACTCCAAGTCGTTGTCTGCCGCCGCATCCGACAACCACGTAGCAGGGTGTAATTGAAGGGTGTCGTGAACGCTTTTGCTTCCGTCGGGATGTTCAGTAAATCCGATAACCCCCGGCAAGACGTACTTCAACGGAGTTTTTGGTAATTTAAATACCACGCCGTTCAATCCTCTCGTAACGAAGGTCTTCACGGAGACCTTGAACCTCTTGAACCAATTGTTGAATCAACTTTGATTGCTCGTAGACCATCTGTTGTAGGTTGGTCTGCTGATTAGCCTTCTCTTGTTCGTTGCGCCAATCTATAAGAGACTTGAGATTACTTGTCATCTTTTACCCCCATCCCATTGTTATTGAACCAAACACCTACACGAACCATTTCCGTAAGTGCCACATTCTCAATGAGATGTGCAGCTTCTTTCGCTTGGGTTTTATACAAAGAAAAGTTGTCCTCGTAAATTTCTCCCGCCTCGTCCAAGCACGTAAGCGCATCCTGGGCTTGGTCTATAATTTCGTACAGACCCTCGTTAGTCTTCTCAACCAAACCGAACAAAAGTTGTTTTACTTCGTCCACATGAAGTACTTCGCCGGACTCGTCACTGTTGAGGAACTCAAGAACATCGTTGATGTAGTTGCTAAGTTTGTGCATTTCATATCCTTTCTCTCGGTACATATAAATATACGCGGTGGCGCTCAGTAAATCAAGCGCCCCGCGATAATTACGTAGTAGTTTGTGTCACTCTTTGCGATACCGGGAACAGTTGTAACCTTCGGCGGCCAGCGGCAAACCCTCAGACCATGCCGGGGCAAACTCAGAACCGCCTGCACCCATCAGCTCTGCTACCCGCTCTACCGGCATGCCGGACTGGCAAATAACCTCGTCGTGCACATGCGCTACAACCTCTGCCCCATGCTTCTCTAGGTTCACTAGGGCGTGAGCAAGAACATCTCGTGCCACGGCTTGAGTAATGTTCTCGGTGAGCTTGCCGCCATAGGTGCTCAGGTATGGGTCGAACACCTGGCCGGGGCGCATCACCTTCGGTTTCTTAGCCTTCGGGTTGTAGAAGTGCAGGATGTCTAACGTCTTACCAAACTTCAACATCGGGCGAGTGTGAACCTTGTGATAGTACACCGCACGCCCGCTCGGCAAGACGATACGCCGTGAACCGTTACGCCCGGCTTGCACCGTAATGAACTGTCCTACTTTGCCGTAGCCTTTGCGGAACGCCCCCTCTAACTCTTTCCAGAACCGGGCAATATTCGGGTTGGCATTACGCCACGCATAGACAAGTTCCTGCAGCTCTTCGTCCGTACCTTCACCCCCCATTTTACGTAGCGCGCCTACACCACCGTTATACCCGAGCGCCAGCACAGCTACCTTACCTTTTTGCCGAAGCGCTCGCGCTTCCTCGTAGGACACGTGGAACATACGAGACGCAGTCTCAATGTAAATATCCCGGCCAGCGCGGAACGCATCGAGCACCCACTCTTCCCCGGCAAGCCAGGCGATAACACGGGCCTCAATAGCGCTGTAGTCGCACACGGTCAGGTTCTTACCCTCTGGTGCAATGACACACGCACGGATAAGAGGTTTCATGTCCTCAAGCGTGAGCGTATCGTCCCCATCCATCGCACGCGCCACCAGAGCATTAGTCTCTTCCTCGCCGCCGGCAGATGCTTTTGGTAAGTTCTGGAACTGAACCCCCCGGCCAGCCCATCGCCCGGTGTGCGCGCCGAAGAACTGCATCGCACCGCGTACTCGGTGTTGCAGAGGGTCTGCAAGCCGGAGGTAGGCGTTGAACTTAGCCACCGAAGCGGCATTTGTATTCGTGCGCAAGTCGAGTACGTTCTTTACCAACGGCGGCACCCCCGGCAAGGTGAGTATCTTCTGCACCGCCGCCTTGTCGATAGACTTGAACAGCTCTCCGTCTTCGACGTACACATACTCTTCCCCGTGACGTTCGATAACACCTGCCGGTTCTAACAGAGACACCAACCACTCTAATAATTGCTTCTGTGAGTTCGCATTCTCAATACCTGCAATAGCAGCCATATCGGCTAATGTATCGGTCTTGATAGTCTCGCAGAGCTTCACACACTGAGCGGCCAGCTCAACATCAGCAAGAATACCTCGGTCGTTGATGCGTTGGTCTGCGTTCCACACCTCGCGCTCACCCTCAGGGAAGCCGCCGAAGCGCTCTTCGAGTGTCTGGTGAATCTGCACCATAGTGTCTACGTCCTGCACTGCGTAATCGCCAAATCGTTTCCAATCATCCGGGTGTGATTCCGGCGTGCACCATTCACCCTTCTTATTCGGCTGGCAGAACATGTTGATAAGTCGGGTACCTGCTGAGTCTTTTTCTTCCACTCCAAGGGCGATAGCGGCTTGCTCAAGCGACGCAGGGAACCCAAGGGAGGTACACATAGCCATAGTGTCTATAAACCGCTCAGGCGGCACGTAAGAGCCGTAGGGGTAGCGACAGATAGTCGAGATAACATTGCGCTCGAAGTTCGCGTTATGAGCTACGAATGTGACCTCTTCATCAGCGTGGGCAGAGCGCACAAAAGTGACAATAGCGTCATACCCGGCAAGCAGGGTGGTTTTCTCTTCACCCTCCCAGCGGTATGCACACAGCAAAGGCTCCCAGAACGCGCCGCGCATGTAGATGTAAGCGCCTCGGCTTTTCAGGGGCACGTCCGAGAAAGTTTCAAAGTCTATGTATAATAATTTCGGCATCGTTTTCTCCGGTTCTAGAAAACCCCCGGCTAGGTTTGATACCAGGCCGGGGGTTTGTTTTAGAAAATTCCCAACTACTTACTCTTCCTTAGCCAAAAATAGCTTCGGTGTCCTCACTACCACCCTCGGTAACCTCACCGAAAGCAGCTGATGCATCATCTGCATACGCTTCGAGAATATCCCCGTAAGCAGCCTGTGCAGAGACCGTACCATCCAGACGCTCACCGTCACGAGTCTTGAGTACAGACTCAACGAAGAACTTGAGGCCGAACGTACCCTCGTACTCGTAGATGTACGGAGTCACTACAGCGTAGCCGTAGCAACCTGAGTACACTTCGGAAGGGTCAATCTCTACCGGCACGCCAGCACCAGGTGCGAGAGTCTTCACCGGAGTAACAGTCTTACGACGTACAGCGTATTGGTCTGCGGTGAAATTGATAGCCCCGGCCAGGTATTCCTTGTCGGTGCTACGGTCGTCGGTATCACCATCACGAACCACCGTCTTGAGCTTGTTCTTCGTGACAACCAACATCTCGCCGGAGTCCGCCCACAACTTCTTGAGCGTAGGTGCGTATTCAGCAGGGAGTTTCACCTTACCCTTGCCGGACACTGCGAAGTCCACGGCATCGTTCACGGCCTTCTGCATACGGTCGAGAACCTTCTCACCAGTCTTACCCGCGGTTGCATTCTTCGGCACAATGAAGTTCACAGAGAACTTGTACTTAGCCGCTTCATCAGCCGGCATTTCCCGCAGCTCTTCAAGCGTTGCATACTTCGGATTCTTACGGTCTGACAAGTCCTTAGCCTCGGCAAGGCTGACGAAAGAGAAACGGACTTCACCAATAGTAATGCTCACAATAATTCCTTACAGTTATTTCAGTTGTTACTTGTTTTTGATTGCGTAGAAGACGGCCTTCGAACGTTTCAATTTCGCCTTGACCTTATCCTCCGTGCCGGGGTCTATCATGACGACGTTTACCCGGACTTTCTTTTTCACCAGCGCCAGAACCAGGTGTGCATTCACGGCACGATACCCGCTTCGGAACTGGTTCACAGCACCATCATACGAGAACCCAAGCTCTCGTGATAGCGCCCTCGCCGACTTTGACTCTTTGACAAGGGGTAGGTTATCCCATGCGTAGGGATTGACCCACACCTCATTCAAACAGTTCAGTGTAGGCGCTTGCTGTTTCGCCACTCTTCGTTACTCCTTTTCGCTTATCGTCTACCGGGACAAGCGAGAGAGAGCCTTCCGATTTAGAAACAAACTCAGCACCCGGCGAGTCCTCCAACTTCATTTTGAGCTTGCGCTCGATGGTGGAAATACTTTCAAGTTTCGTGACGGTCTTCGACAGGCCGTCAATGATGATTCCTTCATCTTGCAACTTCATGAGGAAGCCGTCAGGGTCTTTGATGGTTCGTCGTCCCTGACCTCGAACAACCTTCACACCGGGGTACTCTTCACCACGTTCGTAAATGTCTTCGAGTACTTGCTCTTCAATAGCTTTCAACCACGCCCGAATTTCCGGCGCGCGAAGGACAATCTCTGCCAACTCTTCCTTCGGCAGGATAGCCGCAGATAACTCGTTGAAGTTCATAGTCCTATTCCCTCCCATATCTTCTGTGCCCTAGCGGTGCACAAGGCTTTAGCAGGACACCACCGGCACGCACCGTCACTCGGAGCGAACTTGCCGTTACCGGTGTTTATTTCTTCGACAGCAGGTTTCACAACATCTTCACGCCACTGAACTAACTTCTCCGGCAAGGTCTCCCACTGCCGATGGGAAGCAAGCCGCGGCTGAATGATGTGTAATGTGACCGTATTGAAATTCCAGAATGCCTTGAGGGCTTCCAACGCACCCAACCCGTAGAGTTTGAGCTGTGTGTTCTCAACCGGTGACACCGGCACGCCGCGTCCATATTTATAGTCGATAACGTGCAGTTCATCTTCCAGAGCGACTATCGCATCTGCGGTACCGAAGCAACCTTCGATACCGGGGAACACGCGAGTCTCTAGCCAGATGACCCCCTCGTGCTTGTGCGATAGGAATTGCTTTCGCGTCAAATCGAAAATCACATCAATCTGTTGCTGTGCGTATTCCTGCATCTCGTTATAAGGGTTGTATCCGAGAAGGTCTCGCCCAGCACGCACTAATTCGCTACGCTCAGACTTATACCCAACTGGACTGATACGCCCTAGCCGGTATAGACACTCATTCTCTAGAACTGAATGAGCTAACGTCCCTTCCTCTGCGGCAAGCCCAGCTTCGGATTCAGGTATGTTGAGTGAATCTATAAGCTCGAAACTCTTCGTGCAGTTTATCCACCGCTCGCCGGAGGATGGGGATAGCTTAGCGTGTACTTCCGGCATGACTTATGCGAACGGGTCGGCAGTCTCAGGCTTCTTATCGCCTTCGATGTGGTGAAGAAGGTCGCGCAGCTTAGCGTACACTTCTTTATACTCCGAAGGGTCAAGGTCTTTCAGAATCTTGCCGCCCATGATTTCCATGCATTCTTCGTGATAATCACCGTGAGCCATGATTGCCTTGCCCATACCAGCAACGTCCACCAGGCGTACCTGACGTTCGGTCTTAGGGGCTTCTTCCTTCACCGGCTCGGTCTTAGGGGCTTCTTCCTTCACCGGCTCTGGCTTCGGTTCCTCAGCCTTAGGTGCAGCTTTCTTAGCGGTGCTCTTACGTGCCGGGGCTTTCTTAGGTGCAGGTTTCTTTGGCTCTTCCTCAGTTGCAACAGCCTCAGACTCGACGTTAGCCTGTGCAGAGAAGGTAACCGGGTTTTCCTTGATAGTTTCCTGCGCAATAGCAATCAGGTTCTCCACAATCAAGGCCCAAGAACGGCCCAGCTGAACACCCAACTCGTCAATCTTCTTACTCATTATGTCCTCCGATTTTGTCTGATAAAGTTGTCGCGGTTGCGACTACAGTTATAACTATAACCTGTCGCAACCGCGAAAATCAACTTGTTTTATTGTGAGTTGCGTTACGTGTATAGCCGTACTTAGTCGTCCAGCTTGTCATGGTTTACAAAGTACAAGAATTGCTTACCTTGATTAGGCACACGAATCTTAGTCTCTGACCTGGTAAGAACACCGCGCCGTACCAAAGCCTGCAACGAATCCTTGACACGGCTCTGGTCTCGCAAGGTGAACTCGGCAAGTGACTGCCCCTCCACTTCCACCCACACTTCCTTGGGTGTAATGAAGTCACGCTCTTTGTCGCCTGTCGTACCAATAACATCTGCGTTCCACTGTCCCACAATGGTGCGAAGTGATTCAGGTTTCTTTTCGTGCCAGTCGGACGTAATCGGCAGACGGAGGTGTTCAGTGATAGACTCAGTAAGCGCATCACTGTGGATATGCTGTTCACGCGCCGAGCGGGCAAGCTCACGTTCAAAGCTGTTCATCACGTGCGACTCACCCATCAGGTAGGCATGTACGGCCTCGGCCCATATCTGGTCTATGTACTCAGGTGTAAGCAAGTCAAAGTCTCGGGGTCGAACACACTCAACCATGAGGAAACGCCTGTTACCGTCGCGCTCACGCAGCAGTTCCATATCGTTCGTGGAACCCCATACTACCCACCGACGAAGGCGGGTTTCCGGCTCGACAGCGTAAGGTACGCGGTAGGTATCCGATGTTTGAGTAAGAAAGCTCTTTAGCCTGTTGAAGTCGGACTTAGAGACAACCTCAGATTCTTCCGCCATAGCTATCCAGGTTTCGCTAAGAATCTGAACCGTATCTTTTGACTCAATGCTCTGGAACTCGACAGAGAAGCCTTTAGACATTTCTTCAATCCAGCTAGACTTCCCGATGCCCTCAGGACCCACAAGAATAAGAGCTTCGTCCACCTTCACACCCGGCTCGAAAGCACGTGCTACTGCCGCGATAAGAACTTTGCGGGCTACCATGCGATTGTATTCCGTGTCTTCCACGCCGGGTAGGCACGTCTCCATACGCTTATTACCATCCCATTGCAGAGACTCTAAGTACACCTTCACAGGGTCGAAGCTATTTACTTCTTTCCGCTCTGTAAAAACCTGAGATAGCCGCTCAAGGGGTATCTTCAAACCGTACACAGTCTCGTAACGGTTGCGGATAAGTTGCCTTTGGTGTTCGGTAAGTTTAGGAGAGCGCTTCGTCCTCGGCCAATTGTGTGGGTCTGCGTCAGTGAAATACTCGCCGCGCTCACACCACCCAATAACCTTCATCTTCGGGTCATTATTAAAAATCAATTTTAGGTTGTCGAGAGAATCGACGAACTTGCCGGTCTTACGGTCTACCTCTAGTTGAGATACCCATTCGGTGTGGTCTATCGCTTCCGTCGTTAGCACCTCTACGGACGTATCCGTCTCGCGCGCCAGGGCAGTCTGCTCTCCCCTGTTTGTTTCTTGGGTGGTTAGGTTGCTAACTACGGTTTCGTAGGCTTGCGCGGCAGCACGTTTATTGAAACCTTCATGGGTATCTAGGAAGTCCCGGCAAGCAGTGTACGACGGTGCACGGCCTGCAGGCCCTTTGTAGTCGGCATCCAAGTGCCCGAACTTATGGATACGTACCAGGTCGAAAGCGTTCTGTGCATATCCTGTGGCGGGGTCATGCGCGTGCCACGAGTAATACAGGCCGGGACGTTCGTCTAGCTCCCTCATACCCGGCGTTGCGGCCGCAGAAGAACCTGTGTAGCGGTACCGCCCTGTCGCACCATCTAACTCATACGGAAGCTCGAACACAGCTATCAGCTCGTCTAAGTTCGGGTACGCCCTGTTGAATTGCCCAACAATGCCAGGGGCTTCGGAAGGCTCGCCTTTTTTATCCAAGCGTCCAAGAGGAACCACCCGCTCGCCACCATTCACAGAGGCCAACCACTGAGAGCCGTTTACAAGCGCCCCCTCGTGCACGCCGTAGTCATAGCTGAACGGGTCTTTGCAAGCCGGGGTGAACATAATCTGTGCAGGTTTCGCACTAGAAACGTCTATCGAAGCGTTGGGGTTTGCAGCGATAATCTGACGAACCAAGTCGCCGTACTGCCCCGACGTGACTGGCTCGGCTAGAGGGACTAGAAAGCGATATGAGGGCTTCTCTTCGCTATGGCTATAAGTAGTATGCCATAAGTAATAAAAGTCGCTCAGAAAGCCGCACAGAGCCTCGAATCCACCTTCTAACGCCCCGTCTAGGTCAAGCGTGATAACAGAACGGTTGATAACGTACACGCTCTTGCGGTGGTGGTTCTTCAACTCGCCGGGGAGGTAAGACTTCTCCCGCTTCTCTGTACCAGGGGACTGTAGCATCTTCGCTATGTCGCCGAGGGTCAAGTTTGCGTCATAGGTTTTAGGTGATATACCCTCCGAGAACTCAAAGCGGAAGGTTTTTTCTTGGGTCGCCATTGGGCCGCCTTTCTGATAAAATATTTACGTAAGGTTATTCACAGCTTATCACCCGCTCTCGGGTACGAGCAAGTGAGCAAGCCCCCGGTTCGCCTTTCTGGCCGGGGGTTTTGTTTTGCCTTCTAACAGATTGAGATTCTAATCACAAAACCCTTGACACCACGCATAGCGTTCCTGTATCACGCGGGCGCGCGCAGGAAACTATATATATAACTTTTTTAAATTAAAGGACAAAACAGGTAAAACCTTGAATTTCCGGGGTAATTTAAAGGACATTGAGGATTTTAATCAAAGGACAAAACAGGGTCATCAAAGGACAAAACGGATTTTTTGTGATGGGGAACACTAAAAACTGCTGATTTTACGTTTCTTGTGTTTTCTTAGGTATGCCTAATATGATTTGTATCACTTAACACAGTTCAATGTCCCTTAATTTCCCTCGATGTCCTTTCCCTTAATACTGTTCAAATCAAGGGGCGTTCCCTTTATCTACAAGGAATTGTCCCTTGATTCTATTTCTGGAAGGGTTAAACGATACCCCCGAGTTGGCCAAACACTGTTCACTGAATTGTGTGGTTTAGTTTTTCTAAACTCATGACACAACTCACAACCCCTATGGTCTCGGATTCCCCAGCAAGCGTCTCTTCAACCACATCACTTTTCAGCTACCGCTCGCTTCGCTCGCTCTCGCCGGGGGCTACGCCCGCTGACGCAATGACTAATCCCCCAGTGCTACCCATATCCCCGCGCATGACCGTCTCCATACGCCCACGAGAAGACAAAGAAATACCCCCGGCAAGAGCGGCACAAGCGCTTCTAACGCTTCCACCACCCCTCCAGGGGTGCTTCTATTATTCAATCCATGAAAGCCCGACAGCGGGGCTTCTATAGTTTACCTGCTTATCTCACGTTCCAACTCTTCTAGCTCTTTGTCTGAAATCCTCACACCGGATACACTCACCGAAGGCCCGAAAAACCAATCAGACGTACCACCTAACAAATCAGCGGCGCTAATAGTACCTTTACCTTTACCTTTACCTTTACCTTTACCTTTACCTTTTCC